GCGTTAGCCCCGCCTGTAAGGATCTGCTCAGATCCGTTACCGTCAACAGTGCACGCACCGCTGCCCGTATTTAACACGGATACCTGACGCAGGTTACCTGCAACAAGAGGGAGCGTAACAGTAGACGAAGTTCCCGTAACAACTGATACACGTGTCGAAATAGTTGCACCTGTGGCAATAGTTGCTACGTCAGTGGATTGTAGACCAAGGATACCGTAAATAGGGAGTCCTCCGACTTTAGACGACCCGTTAGAATCGATGTCGTAGACTGGGAGAATATCCCCACCGTTTACCGTGGTGACTGTGCGAAGAATTTTTAGATCGTCAAGAGTTGGCATAATTTTAGAGAGATAGTTTGTTAAAGAGAAAAGGGGTGCCCCTGTTTATGAGGCACCCCGTTTAGTTACGCAGCAGGGGTTTGAACGCCCGAGCGCTTGTAGAGGATAACGAACCCGAACTCCGTCTTGATTGGCTTACTTGCGCTTGCCAATACTCCACGGAAGAATCCGATAGTGCCATCAGGGTTGAGGTCGACAGATGGAATGTTTTTCCATGAGAACTTACCGCGATAGTTGACGGGGTCAAACTTGAGACCGTTACCACCAGAGATAGGCTCAGGGATCTGAGACTCCATCACGTCTTGGTGGAGGACGTAGGCTGCTTCGTAGTCAGCAGTCTCATAGGCTGCGTTGGTGCTGATCACTCCGCTAGTAGCGGTATACGGGTGCACACGGTTAAGAGAACCGTCCGCGGTATCCGCACCAACACCATCGGTGTCAGTGTCGAGATTGTAACGAGGAGCGAGGTCATCAACCAAGTGGTAGAACCCACGGAACGACTTCTCAACACCGAGAGGGGCGATAAGCTCGCTGACTTTCGAGTTGTTGTAGCGGACGTCATCGCGGAAACCAGACTCGGTTTGCAAGAAGTAACTTGCTTCCGAGGAGCACACGAGAGTAAACACTGGGCGACCGTTCTCACGACCATAAGCGTTTGTACCTGCACCACCACGAACGAGTCGGAAGTAGGTCATGTCCAAAACCTTATTGCTGATCATTGCAGTCGGGGTGTAGTTAACAACAGAGCCACTTGTGACAAGGTCGTTGTTGAGATTAACGTCAACAGTTGCTACTCCTTCAAATCTAGTGCCCGCAGAAACGTCACTAAATGTTACGACTGGCGTGCCCGTGGTCAAGCAAGGAACAAGGTTGGCGCAAATGCGGTCATACTCATCACGATAACGCTCTTCCCAAGAGTATTTAGTGCTCTCGGTCATCGCGTCCATAACAGCGCGAAGCTGCTCGGTGCGGTATGCAGCGAAACGAAGGTCTTCCACGTTGATGCGCGGCGACTCAACAATAGCACGTTTCAACGAGTATTGTTTAAGTTGACGAGCAAATTGAATGAAGGACTTACCTGATTGGGGTCCAAGGTTGGTATCACGCGCACCGACCAGAATCTGGTCAAGGGTGTTAGCAGTATCTTGGGACGAAACGACGTTTTGTCCAACTTCAGTCCAAGATAAACCTAGGTCCGAGCCGTTGGCTGCGGTAGTAGGTAGCGCACGATCGTAGATCAGAGTGCCAAGGGTGTAGCCCATACCATCAGGAAAAGAAGTTTGTTTGATGAGGTCCATCCACGGAGAAGTGTGAACGGTGCGGCGATGAATATCCTGACCAATGCGGTTAGCTTCTTGAGTAAGGATAGTATCGATTTCAGTTGTACCCGTGCTTTGGGTAAATAATTGTCCAGCGGCCATAATTTTGTAAAGTTAGTAGTTGTTATTGTTAGGTTGAAATAGTAAGGCGGTTCGACGCTGGAGCTCGGCATCTGTTGTTGTTCTGACTTAGCAAAGTAAATCAAAAGTTGCTCCTAACGACGCGAAGATACTAACTCTATTTGATTTGGTCAACAATTCATTATGAAAGAAAAAAGCCACCCGTTTAGGTGACTTTCTTCGTTGTCATAACTAGGGATTTTATTATTCCCCGAAAGCGCTACGAACCGCATCAACAAAGGATACTGCGTCTCCTGCTTGTGACACACCCCCTCCGTTGCGGTTACCCACACGAGGAGCAGAGTTAGCATAAGCGGCGAGCTTTGATACTAGCGATTCGTTTTCGCGCATCATCTTCACATACTCTCGTGCCACCTTGGGAAACAAAGTTGCTGCCATCTGATTGTAAGCAGAGTTTACAGGAGACATCGTAGTAAGATCGGTGCCTGATACTTCACGAACAATCGATTCCATATCAACGCCTTCAATGTTAGGAAGAAATGTTAGCTTCTCAGTGAGTCGGGCAGCCACTTGTTTAGCCGCTGTTTTACGCACCTCCGAACGAACACGAACTTGCTCCTGTTGATGGAGTGCATCAAGTTCTTGTGCCTCGCGTAAAGCCTCTCCAGAGTTCTCACGGAGGGCTTCTTGCTGTGCCTGAATTGGCTTGAGCGCTTCAATCAACTGGTAAGCCTTAAACCGATCGCGTTCGGACGCAGAAGCGAGAAGTTCAGAGATTTTTTCTTCTTGCTCAACTTCATCTGTCAGGGCAAGCGCGTCAAACAACTCGTTGACGTCAACCCCATACTTGGTGGCGATAGCATCTGATGCAGCAAGAACTGAACGAAGAGGATCTTCAACAAGTTGCTTGTATGCCTGTGTATCTTCGAGCTTGGTCACAAGAAGTTTTGACTCATACTCGTCAATCTTCTGGCGCATGGTGTCGAGTTCTGTATCCGAGGACAATGCTTCAAGTTCCGTGATACGGGACTCGCGCTGTTCCAAAGTTTCACGTAGTGCTTGTGACGCCGCACGTTCAGACTTCAAATCATTTCTAACTTCCTTAAACGCACGGGCTGCTTCTGGAGTCCAGTCAGCTACGTCAGTATCGTTGGTGATGTCATCTAGTGGATCTGCTTCGTCTACTACGTTAGTAGTATTTTGTTTGGGTTCAATATCTGGAACAACAATATCTGCTGCTCCGTCGTCGATGGCATCGAGACCCGCAAAAGCGTCTTCGATTGACGTCATAAATCCTTCGGCTCCAGCATCGATTGCTGGGTCCATCACTGGTGTGTCTGTAGTTGGTGTCATAGTGTTACTGGTTTAATATGCCCCCACGGGACAAGTTCTTCGTGCTCTGGGCGAGACTTAGTCAACTGGACAAGGTCTCTAGCAAAATCGTTATACCCCGCAAGCCATGCCATACGCTCTGCGGGACTTCCTAATGTGTTGGAGATAGGCAGTCCCGTAGGAACATTAGCCTGACATAGAGTAGCTACGGCTACCTTAAATATCTCGCTTGAAATAAGTCCGCGTAATACATCTGCGTTAGCAGGATTCTTGTGCCATGTTTCCAGCGGGAGCGGTAATGGCGTTGGTTGTGGTGCTTTTGGTCGAGGCATGTGTGGACTCTACGTAGTTTTCTTTCAACGTCAATAGTAAATTTCTTATCGAATAGTTCTATCGGTGTAGCCACTAAGTTTCAGGGCGCGTTCAGCATCCTTGAAGCTAAGATCCTGATCCGCCTTAGACTGACGAATTCTGGCATCTAAGTCGGCTCTATCTTTGGTAATCTGCATCCGTAATCGGTGTTCCGACATCTTCATCTCAATAGGATTGATGCCTTGAGGATCTCCAGCTTGTGCCGTTCCATCTTGTTCAGCGGCTTCGCGCTGCATACGTTGCAAGCGACGACCAAAGTTTGTGATGACTTCATCGCCAATCTGAAGAAGCTTGCGAATTTCAGCAACCTCTGCTTGAGCATTAGGGTCCATAGCAAGATTCTCCGCGTGGTCTGTCACGTGACCGAATACTACGGTCGCTGTGGGTAGAACCTGTGCAAGATCTTGAGTTCCCTCTTGGATCACCGCGAGTAATTCCTGAAGCATTGGAACGTGGGCGTTAAGGTGCTCTAGGTGCGGTTCGTTGGACATGACGGGGACTTCCTCCCCTGCTTTCATAGCGGAGTTCTCTAGCCACGCAATCTTACCTTGCGCTGTCTGACGAGGTTCTTGCTGGCGTGGGATATATCGGTCTGCAATATCGTGACCGACACGAGACGCAACGATGTCGCGCACAAGTTGTTTGCGTCCGACCTCATCGAAGGCGCCCGCGTATTGATTGATCTCACGGAGCGCGAGTAATCGGTTGGTCATACTACCAGAACCGATCGCTCGGACAGCCGTAGTGCGTACGAAATCAAGGTTGGCTATGTCCTGCTTAGTTACCCCACGCTCAGCGCAGCGCTCGAAGAATCTCTTTGTCCACACATCTTGCGACCCTGTGCAGATACGTTCAACGACCTCACGTAGAAGTCGACTCCACGAAGCATAAAACAGGTTAAGCGTAGACCCTGATAGGCGACTAGCAACCGTAATATCATGTTCGGTTTGGAGTTCATTTCGATAAGGAGAATTTATGCTAGGACCATACGTAGACATCAAGTCCACGTTCAGCGACAACTGATTGCTCATGTCGTCTAGTGCTGGTTTCATTGTCCGAGACAAATCGTTCGGCTGCTTCTCGACAAGATCGAGGTTAGGAGACAGCACGGAGTAGGGACCGTAAACTGTAAATGATAGCTTCTCAAGATCGCGCTCTGAGTTCGGTTGTAGCATTACGCTTCCTGCTAAAATAGCGGAGTCTACCATCTGGCAACGAAGTCTATTGGACACCTGCACGTGGTTGAAAATACGGAAGCCCAGTCCTCTGACAGAATGATAAGTGCCGTTGGTTCCGACACCGTAAGAGAACAAGAGGTATGCCTTCTCAGGACTCTTGAATCGGGATACTTCGCGGAACATAAACTCTTTAGGCCCGTTCTCAGCGAACATGTAGAAGCTTACCGATCCATCAAACTCACGAACCCACATGTGAACCACGGACACCGTGGTATTACGGTGACCCGTATACAGGTCGTTATTCTTCATCTCGCGCTGAATATCTTCCCAACTCTCGAATTTGTGCTCGGTGCCTGAGGTAGTTGCGTTTTTTACAATAACTCGTTTGGTTTCTTCGCAGTCCCACCCGAGTTGCTCTGCGGTCTCCTCGTTACGGATGAACCCAAAAAGCTCGTGGAGCAGGTAGTCTCTGCGGGCTACGGCTACTTCGATGCCCTCCTCAGAGGCTACAGACTGTCGAGGAATCTGAAATTCTCCAAGACCGCACACGCGAAAACGCCAGTCCTTCGCGCTATCAAAATAGGCGACAGAGACACCATGCTTGGTAAACTCAGCGCACAGGCGTAAATAATTCGTGTGGAACTCAGGAAGACTCCGCATCGTAGCGGTAAGCTCTTCCGAGATAACATCTTCAATCTCAACACGATTTTCGAGAGACGCTTTGCTACCTAAGCGGACAGCAACGAGTCGCTCAAGTGAGCTATACAAATCAACGTAGCTTGACATCGCGACATCGAGGTAGCGTTGCGCTTCTCCAAAATTCAAATTGGTTCGGCTGCCTTGCCCTGTAGAGCGGAGCACAGAAGGATCGTAGGGTGGCGCTCCATCAAACAAAGCATCTGTTCGCGATCGATTGATCGAACTCGTCTCGTCAGCTTTATGGAGACCAGAGTAGATACTGCTCGCTGCCGCAACACTCGTCAGTCTTTCTTCAGGTGCTTCACCTGTGTCCTGATTCAAGTTGAGGAGCTCAATCTCTGCGAGTCCTGTTGGTCTGTCAAATTCCATACGCAGGAATATTGTGGCTTATTCAGATTGATGTCAAGCTCAAATATCATTCATTTTCTGAATTCGCGCCCGTGGTTTATTTTCGGTGTGTCGATGTCTTCTTGGCTACCGCTTTTGGTTGTTTAACAAACTGTTTGCCCTGCGCGTTGCCCTTTGCTTTGGCGCTGTTCGTCGCGGCCTTCTCACTAGGGGTCAAAGACTTCCATGCCGCCTCGGGCAGATACCGCTTCTTGCCATTAGACGGGGTTCCGTCCGATGTTTTCCAATTCTGCTCAGTCCATTTCTTTAGATCTTGTTGTGGTTTCTTCATTTTATATCCTCCTTTAGTATCTTTTAAGTATTTGATAGCCGCCTCCAATGTAGTAACTGAATCTTTAGCATGACCGAGAGTAGTATTACACAAGCTACAAAGAACGCCCCTAACCCTACCAGTTTTGTGGCAGTGGTCAACAGCTAATTTTCTACCCGTTTTTTCCTCTGATACGCCGCATATCATGCAAGAAAAGTTTTCCTTCTCCCTCATCTGGCCCCACTGTTCAAAGGTGATACCATACCTTAAAAAAAGCTTATACGACTTATTGTTCCTAGGGGTATTTGGATTATCTACTCTGTGCTGTAAATGGCAGGGCTTACAGCGTGCGCTAGTGTATTTCTTATCTACCCATTTATTGTAGAACTGATAAAAACTAGAAAGATCTTTCTCTTGTCCGCAGCGCTTGCAGATTTTAACCACGATACCCCCCTCCTTTTTTCTTGTATTCAGAGGCTAACAGCTGTGCTTTTCTAGCGCTCCACTCATTAGGATCGCCACCTTTCGTTCCAGCTTTAATCTTGTTAAACAACTGTTTACGCATAGCGGGTTGAGTGTAGTTTCCTGCGGAGTTAACTGTACTTTTAGCTTTTTTCATAAAGTTGTGTTTTCTTCGGCGGCAACAGAGTTAAACAAAAACACCAACCTTGTCAACTACCATTTTACTCTGTCCGCCCAATAGGCCGCACTCATCTTGCCTTTGACAATGTTCCGCGCATGACGAGCCTTGAACGACTTTCGCTTCGCCTTCATGCGCTCGGACTCACCTTCCTTAGGCGCCCCCGCCGTCTCGGCACCCTGTTCCCCGAATCGGATAAGCTTAGTGGTGCTGCCTTCTTTGGCGAGCACTACATGGGATTTTTTGGGGTGTGACGGAGTTCTCTTCGGGCTATTGAAACCCGAGAGACCCAGTTTGCGCATGAGAGACCTTCTGTCCATGAGCGAACTATACCCAAATCACACCCCGCGTCAACCAAATTATCTGACGTCAGGTCTCGCCGCCATGATTTCACTCACCCACTTGGGGGTCATGGGGTTGGTGTCGTGCCGCGTAGTAGCCCACCCATAGTCTGAGAGCGATTCCTTTGAGTCCTGAAAGACAAGACTATACCACTCCGCAGAGGTGGCGTTGAAAACTACGATAGCATAAACAGGGGAGGTATACCCAAGCTCGTTCGAAATAAAAGGACGCGCATCTTTTTGTTCCAAGATAATCAAATCAGATTTCTCGCCAAAAGCCCACAGGCGTGGAGCCGTTATGATATGCTCAACCCCCGCAGCAGTCAACACACGCGGGAGCGACGATGTTGGATTGACCCAAAAATAACTAGGGCACGACCAAGCAAGCCCACTGCCGCACTCTTTCATCTTTGAGTGGACTAGGCGTAGATGAAAGTCATCCCCGCGAATAAGGTCGTTACTCACACCCCACCCCCACTGCTGCGTGTTTCTTGGCAAGCTCGACCACGGCGGAAAGGGTAACCTGTTTCCTTGTTCCAGAATCCGATCGCATCTTGATGCAAAGCTGGGTAGCGCGGACGGGCAAGAACCACTTGAGGCGCACTACACCGTAGTCGATTCCTAGCTTATCGTTATTTCGCACCACAACGCCCTCAGACGGGCTGTAGCTGTATCGGGAGAATCCGACAAGAGGCACGGCGTCGGAGGGCACAGCGGCCCCACAGGGACCTAAGGCGAGGAACGCTAGTCGTGAGACCGAAACGCAACGGGTCTTGTCCGACGCGTCGCGCACGTTGACGTATGCTGCGTGTGTGCACCTGTGTCCGTAGAATGGACGCAGTATGTGTGGAGCAACATGTGGCTTGTAGGGACGGGAGCACCGTATGGTGAATCTGTCGTCTCCTATTTCGTATCGGGGGTAACCCGTGATCTGTGTGTAGTTCATGACGGGCAAACCTTGACTCTTGTATAGTCAGGTGTCAACACTTTTTATTTCTTTTTCAGGCGTAAAGTTTACGGCGAGTGGAAACTACTGTTCAAACGCTCCGTGCGGGCGCGGGCGCGTGCGCGCACACGGCTACACGATAAAGTATTCTATTCTTTTGTATTCCCATTTGGGTAGTTATGTTAGATTTTAGGAACTACCCAAATGGTCATACACCGTTTTAGAAAAACTTTTCATACTTTTCAACTTTCTGTTAGACCGCTAGCCTTATAATAGCGTTTTCTTTCATCGATTTCTTTTCTTTCACAGTGTATAGACAGGCTTCGTCTACTCTTCAAAATCTAACAGAACAGACGCAGCCTGTCCATACAGCTAAAATTCAAATGAACAGTAACTACCCGCTTACGTTATTTACGTAAATATAGCTCATCAAAAAGGGGAAAATATGGGGGATTCAGGATTCGGGGTTCCTATTCGGGGCGCGGTCGGGGGAGATCTGCGAAGCGAAAACTTTACGTTGTCCCCCAGAATACTCAATCGTAAACACTTCATGGTATCTCCACCCATAATTGCCCCCTCGGACACCTGAACGTAAACATAATTGTAAATCAGCGTAAATAAATGCCCTATTTTAGGTGTTCTCACCCTTAATAGTGGGGCAATGCACCGAGTTTGTGAATTTTCACATATTTTTTCACAAAGGGTTATATGTATATATGTGGCCCACCGAAAAATGAACCATGCCCCCCGCCCCGTGTATCCTGATTCCAGAATCGGGATTCCTGAGTTAGTCTAGGCTAACCCTATTGAGGCTTGGGGGGTGAATTACACCTTGTATATGTAGAGCGATGATGCTCTCATTAAACATAATACAATATGACCAAAGAAAAAACAGTTAAAGAAGTAGTAGTAGTAGAAGTATCAACGAAATTCGTTGCAACATTCAAAGCCGCCTACGTGGTGGCTTTGAATTCAACGATCACACTTGCTCAAACGCTATGCGATGCATGGCATAACGGCGAGTTAGTGCAAGCAAACCTATTCGCAAGCGGTGAAGCTATTGGCAAAGGCATGAAGGGAACGGACTTGTCTTTCCCCATAATTGCTGAAGCTTGCGCCATGGCAGCGCTTAACATGGATGATGCGAGATCATTCTTGAAAGGCGTTTCTGAAGGCTGCGGATATGGCAAGCCCTCTAGCATCTGCAATGCGCTGAAAGGCGCGGATTATGTCGGCAAGCGTGCAGGTGCAGGCGGAAAAGATGCCAAGTCCACTTTGGACAAAGCGATTGAATATGTCGGCAAATTAGAACTCACGAAAAAAGAACTCGCTGCCTTCAAGGCACTTGTGGCTGCAATGTGATTCCTGTTTCCCGATTCCCGATTCCTGTTTCAAGTCTCCTGAGTTAGCCCCCACTAACTCAGGATTCTTGTATTAGCATTCGAGTTAGCCCACGCTAACTCGGGTGTCCTTACAGTGCACACTTGCAAGAGTGCATTGCAAGGACACAAGTCCATACACAATATGAAAGTAAACACTGCTGCCACTAAGGCAAAAGAAAACGGTCGCCTCATCATTCAAGGCGAGACAAAGATCAAAGTCAATGATTGCGTGGCAACACGCGATTTCCATGCGTTCTTCCGCGTGGTGTGTCTTTGTTATGTGGGGGGACTCAAGTTCTTCTCACTTGAGAAGATTGCCGTGCCGCCGCGCATTGTCGGGCGCATTGCCCCGTTCAGCGGCGATGAGTTGTACGTCCTGATCTAACCTCCACGACATTCGAGTTAGCCCACGCTAACTCGGGTGTCCTTACAGTGCACACTCACAAGAGTGCATTGCAAGGACACAAGTCCATATACATTATGAATACCATAGAAATACTAGTCGTGATCGCATCGCTATGCGGTCTTATCGTTTTGGCTTTAGCCTTTGCTCTTGCCCGCTCGGCAAGCAAGCCAATGCCCACGCCGCGAATTAAAATCAAGGCGTACGAGCCTTTCGAGAACAAGTCTATCCATCATAGACTTGCGCTCGGTCTACTTGCTCAGCCCTCCAACTCCAACAAGCGGAGGGAACACAATCGCTGAGTTAGCCTACGCTAACTCGTAACCACTATTCAACTACAATACATTATGAATACTATATTTACAATCAATCACTCATATCCTGAAGAGTTCAATCCCTACACCGAAGTTGTAGGCGTTGCCTCTACGCACGATTACGCAATAGCTATGGCTACTGCGTATGCCCTTACCAAAAGGTATAGCACACCTGAGGTGTTCCACGCCCCTGATTGGGAAGCGTTTAAGACAGAGCGGAGCAACTTCGTTTACATTGAAGAGGTAACACTCAACTGCTTCATTAACGAGCACAATCGCTGAGTTAGCCTACGCTAACTCGTAACCACTATTCAACTACAACACAAATACATTATGAAACAAAAGATAGATGAGTTGCTGACGCTATGCCGTCAGCTTATGAACAGCAAATGGAGCACACCTTTGTGGTTATCCCTACGTGTTTCCCGTTACTTGGACGCGACAGCCCTGACAAAGCAGGTAATGGGTATCTTCTACACCGATGAAGAAGATGACAGGCGTGGCTTTTACTATAGTGAGATGAAACCTTTGTATGCCCGATTAGCTGAACTCAAAGGGTGTGTCCTCGACGCAATCGGCGTGGACTTACCCCTCGAACAGGTCGAGACGGTGGTCAACTCATTCATTGAAGAGGTGAGGGGTAAGCAACTAAGCAGACAGGAGATAAAGAGTAGCCAGTATTCTACAAGACAACTAGTAGTGAGCAATAGGCTAACCTACTACTCGTTGTCGTTCTTTGTATCCGCTAAGCTGGCTGAGAGGCTAAGGCAGACAGATGAATACATCCTCATGCTGCACACCTACCAAATGAGTGAAGACTGTGAGCTCAACGGTATCGTCGGGCGTGTAGTCAGCGACTACTTCTACACATACCGCAACTTGCGCTGTGCAACCCGTAACGGGGGCTGGAGACCGAAAGAGGTATCCTTAGTCCGAGTTCATTGTCCCCTAACCCCGCGACGCAAAACTCTCCTCCCGTAAGTATTGAGTTAGCCTACGCTAACTCGTCCTTAGTATGACGTTAAAGTGCTACGCCTGACCAACGCCCTAGGTTATCCATGCAGTGATCGTATCTGCATCTTGCCCAAGCAATGGCACATATACAAAATGAATAAGTCGACAGACACAAGTAAGCTGTGCCCCCTATTGGTGGGCATCCTCAACATCCAAAACCCTAGCCAGTGTGACGCCACCAAGGCGATCACGATTGAGTATATCCTTAGCATCGTGCCCAAGGAATACTTCGTTGAAGAAGACAAGGAGGGCAACCTCCTGTTCGATAACCGTAAGCCCAAGCAACGCAAGGGGTTTGTCCCCACCATCGTTGCTCACCTCGACCAAGTCCACGACTACGCTCGTGGGTTTCATCTCGCGCTGCTAGGCGACGACAAGATCGTAGCCTACGACAGGGACGGGAGACGCGTCGGAACAGGGGGCGACGACAAGTGTGGCATCTATGTCGCACTCAAGATGCTGATGCACAGCAAGGTGTCTTGTCGGGTAATCCTTACCCAAGATGAGGAAGTCGGGTGCATCGGTGCTCGTGCTGTTCCCGCCAAGTGGGGTGATATGTCTAGCATATTACTTCAGGCAGATCGACGGGGTAACAACGACCTGATTAGTTCAACCAACGGCAACACCATTGCCAGCGATGAGTTAGTCGAACGCGTGCTCGAACTCCCTGAGTGCAAAGGTATGAAGAAAGAGTATGGTTCAGTCACTGACGTTGGCGACCTATGCGAAGACTTCGGTCTCGCAGGGTTCAACATCAGCGCGGGGTATCATCATGCTCACATGAGCAGAGAACACATCATGTTAAGTGAGCTTAACCAATGCTACGAACGGGTGTTAGCCATAGCTAACTTGATTGGTGGCGAGCGACAAGAGTTCCCTGAGCAGACCTACTCGTATAAGAGCTACGACTACGGTGGTAACTCGAAATACGGTGGCACGTTAGCCAAAGCATACACACCAGAGGAACGCCAGCGTTGGTGGACTGAGGGTGGATGGAAAGACGATGACTTCGACGACGACGACGACCTACCGCCTAAGAAGCCAGCGTATATCTCTACGGAAGTGTATCCCCCCGCCCCTCAGATTACGACGGGAAAGAAGTATGTGACCGTTAGTGGTGACACTGTCGGCCCACTGCGTTTCGACCATGACCTCGGCGCCTTCGTCGAGATCATACCAAGCAAGGACGGTCTACCTCCAGACGAGTGGGATTGTTGGACACCCGACGGTCTCAGCTACACAACCCCGAACAACAACCTTAGACTTTGAGTTAGCGTAGGCTAACTCGTTACAATAATATGCAACTAGTAAATACAAACGATATGCAAATCACCACAACACCACCCCTAGTCCTCCGCATTGGAGGCGTATACAGAATGAGAGACGACCGCACTACTGGTGCGCTCGTTGAGAATGACAATGAAGTGTTCCCCTTCAGGAACCCTGATAGCAGCGCAAGCTACATGACCGACGGTAGCTTCTACTCAGGGTCTGTCCCCTGTGGCTTAGACATCGTCGCAGAGGTAGAGCTCGACGTAGTAGAGACACCCCCCGAACCATTTGCCCTGCGCGAAGGTGGCTACTACCGTAACCGCAGTGGTGACGTAGTCGGTCCGATTATACGGAGGACACTGATGGGCACGTCTTACCCATGGATACACAATGGGCTGACGTATACGGACGGCGGTAAGTTCGACAATAGTTCTAACGGTAGCTTTGAAGACCTTGTGTCTGAGATCGATGCCCCCATCATTATGCCCCCTATCCCTGAGCCTGCGGCAACCCCACAGGTAGGGGAGTTCTGGAGGCTACGCAACGGACAAGCCGCGCTAGTGCGGTGCAACCGTCACTCGAGCGGCTACCCGCTCATGTGCACGGTGTTCCGAAACGGAAGTGTATTCGTCGAGACGTACACTCGACGGGGCACGGTATCAACTAACGGCAGCGTTAGTGAACTAGACATGACCGAGTTACTACCTGATGGTGTTGACTACTGCGCCATGCCCGAACTACCAGCGGGTTACTCTGAGTGGTATTCTATGGGTAGTTCGGCACTCGTTGCTCACTTACCTACACAGGTCGAGCCTTGGTGCACGAGCCTTGGGGTTGACCAACCCTACGCCCTAGTTACGCAGGGCTTCTGCAACCATAAACTCTACCATGAGTTGTTCATCGCGCTGCCTATGAGGGCAGACGAGAACGATGTAACGTCACTCAAGCGTGCCGCTAGCATCAAGGCATGTGGTAAGTATTCACAACACCTAGCTCTGGATACCCACCCACTTGTAACGGATATGATAGAAGAGCTACGCCTTGGTGACGAGATACTCAGCGCGTGCTACAAGAATGACCAAGAGGCATACGTGCTTCGGTTCAAGGACGGTATCCACACCATGATGACCATGCGCTATGCCAAGGTATTCAAACTGCTGCGCCCCGACGCTACTGACGACGAGGTGCGTAAGTTTACACGGCGCATGGACAGTGCGATCAAGGGTAACCCCGACGTCGTCATCGAGTGGAGCACGGTATCCGATACCTATTGCACACCGATGGAGGGCTGGTGCAGTAGCAGACCCAGCAACGCGGTCACTGGTTCTTGCATGGAGAAATTCTGTGAGGACGCCCACGAGGTGTTCGAGCTATATGATATTCTCGAACGTGGGGGGCACCTACAAATGCTAAAGATAACTATCGATGATGACTACGTCGGTCGCGTCATCTGTTGGAAGCGCTACCAGTCTACAGATGAGTGGGTGATGGATAGAGTCTATTGCCGTGAGAGTCGTGGCGAGATACCGCCAGCAGTATTCACAGCGCTGCTTAAGTTTGCGCAAGCTAACAGGATCACGAAGCGCACACATGCCTGTAGAACTCCTGATATGGAACACATATCGATGAGGAACATACACGTCAGCGGTCTCGACGAGCTCAGCCACTACCCCTACATGGACACCTTCGAGGGTGTATCACCTAGTGGTTTGATGGTAGACCATTGTGACTGCACGATCACGTGCAAGAATACTGACGGCACGGGAGAAGAGTGCGAGGAAGATAACACAGTCGAGGTTCGCGGTGGTGGTTACTACGAGCAGGACGAGTGCACTTGGTCTGATTTCTACGACGAGTGGGTTCGCGACGAGGACGTGCAAGAAGACTACCTCGGTCGGGTTCTGCATCGAGATGATGTAGTAGCCTTAGGTGAAGATGAAGACATGTATGCCCACGAAGACGATGTCATCAGCGTCAAGTTACCAAACGGACGCGGCGGGTTCACTTCATTCTACGCTCTTGAAGACTAATTTACATGGAGACAAACACGATAACAACATATACAACAAACATTATGCCAACGAATACAATAGACATAGACACAGCAGGATTCCCACAACTACCCGATGGTTACACATCGTGGCTATACTTAGGGAAGGCAGTTCATAAGAAATACAAAGCGCCGTGGGTTTACCGCGCCACCTTAAGCACAACTTGGGGTGTAATCAAATCGAATAATCAGGCACTCAGTGGGTGTGACGGCGAATACCTCGAAGCCATTCCTGCACCCTGTATTGGAGACCCGCTTACGGTAGACGATATGAAGCTCAACGCATCTGAACGGGATTATGCTAGGTGGTGGACTCATCGCAGTGCCTCGGCTAGGCAGCACCAAGCAGTGCAGAGGTTCCTAGATAATACGATTGGCACTACGGCATCGATTCGTGCCACGTATTACTCGGATACTGAAGCCTTAGTCCTGACTAAGGATACCTACTACAGGTGTCAGACAATGCGATACGCAAGAGCTTTCTCCTTAGCGAACAGCACCACTGTTGACGCTGAGCTACGCGACTTCACACGCCAACTTGATACTGTAATCAGTGGCGCGCCCAACGTGGGAGTATCGTGGTCAACCGTTAACAATACCTACTGCACACCAATGGCAGGGTATGATATGGACGAAAGTGATGAACCTGAATCAATCACTGGTTCTTGCATGGAGAAATTCTGCGACGAAAACTACGACGACATAGGGCACGGTGTGTTCGACGTTTACTTCAAACTCGAACGACTTGGTCACCTCAAGATGATACGTATCAAGATCGACGATGAGTATGTGGGACGCGCCATATGTTGGAAGCCTGACCTTAGTCAGAACACGTGGATTATGGATAGGATTTACTGTCGTATGGATCGCGGCTGTATGCCTGACGAGGTGATCACATCGGTCGAGGAGTTTGCAGCGGCTAACAGTATCACTAGAAGATTCCACAAGTGCCGCGCCCACGCACTGCGTAGCATAACACCATCTCGGTTCAATGTAGCAGGGCTAGCAGAGTTCGATTTCTACCCGTTCTTTGACTCCTATGCTGGTGTGTCTAGTCGTGGGGTTGAAGATGACGCGGGCTACTGCTCCATTGTGTGTGACTCACCAAGCGGGGGCTACTCAAGCGGTAACGACGATGACCATGCTGACGAGAATAGTGATGACGATGATGAGAACTACATCCCGCCAGTTTGGTCACCCCCTGCTGAGGTTAGAGTTAATGTGTTTGCGCGGGGTGACACTTACCCTGTATCCCACACGACATACTCAGAATACCATTCAACGTATGTGCACAACGACGATGCTGTTGAATTATACGATGGGCGTGTAGTGCACAGACGTGTCGCTGTGGATGTGGGGACGAACTGCTTACGGTATGCGCTAGTTTCTGACGCTGTAGAGATACGACGATTCAACCCTAATGGCACAACTGAGATAGTCGTAGCACTACGCAACGACGCCTACGTTAGTCCTGAGGTTGACCCTTACTTGGAACCCGAACCGTGGTCAGACCCCACTGCTCCCACGATTAGCTCAATACTGAGCGCGAACGAGGCAATACTTACTGAGTTGTGGCGTCCTATTTTCACATCCATACCACCCATCGATGATTACATTGACCGTGTCCCTCCATTCCCACCGACTCCTAGACCCAACCACCACTGGGATACCGAGGTGTAGGAGCGGACATCGCTGGATTGTTCGCGTGTATCCCTATTAGTGACATTGGTTCAACACGCGCTTTCTGGGTCGTGGGCACCCGTAGTCTTAGAGTAGATAGTATGGCTTACTTGGAACTCGTATCCGATACCCATGCCTGAATAAACAATCTGAATCCTGTATCCCCCAACAGGATTCCTTAATGCAAATGAATACAAACTGAATATACAATATGAACATAAGTACAAAAGAAGTGCTCCCTATCGCGGAGCTTACGTTCCACACCAATCGTTGCCTCTTCATCAAGGGACAAGGCGGGGGTGGTAAGACATCGATTGCTTGCAACATCATCGGACCAGCATTGGGACGAGAGGTATGGCTAGTCAACCTCAGTGGTCAGGGACCACAAGAGGTAATCGGATACGGGTTGCCCCAGCCTAACGGGGACATGCTCTTCAGCGCGCCATGTATTTGGCCGACAGAAGCGCGTGTTGGTAATCGTCCTGTGCTACTCATCCTCGATGAGTTTCCAGACTACGACTCCGATGTCCGCGCACTACTGCGTGGTGTGTTCCCTGCATCGGGAGCCCGATACGTTGGACCACACAAGCTAGGTTCAGACGTAGCTATCATCCTCACGGGCAACCGTAAGGTTGACGGGGCGAAGGGCGCGGTAGAGGAAGCACCATTCACTGAGCGCTGCGTCAACGTGGTGCTTACTCCTACAGTGGATGACTGGCTCGCCTACTACGGCACGCAACCAGCGCTGGTGAACTCACAGTCGTTCGTCCCCTCGTTCCTCACTTACGGTGCGGCTCAGGGTAACAAGGGTGTGGATCACTTCAACCCACCGATTGTCAGTCCCTACCTTGGCGAGGCGCACCCGTGCCCTCGCACATGGGAGGCTGTGGTTCTTGCTGAGCACGCTCGCAAGAGTCAGCCAGCAATCTACCGTGCGCTGGTCACGGGTTCGGTCGGACGGTTCGCGGCTAACGCTTACTTCGGGTTCCTCGAACACGTCGATCGATTGCCCGACATCCAAGCTATCAAGCGCGGGGACCACTACGTAATACCCACTGATCCTGCTGGTCAGTTTGCGCTAGCTAACGCCTGTGTGAACTTCATTAAGGTAGGAGCCGACGCGGCTATTGACCTAGCTGCTGGACACTTCGATTGGTTCGTTGACCTACTGCTCCAACTGCGCGGAGACATCCGCATGTTTGCTGCCGTGGCTCTGACAAACCGTGGCGTCCCCCTTGACAACCATCCTAAATCCCACGACCTCATCACCCTGTAACCACAAACACATATGCCAAAGAAAACAAGCACCACACCAAAACTGACAGTCCCCGTAGCCAACTTATCTTCGCTGAAGATGGTGTCGGGAGGAGAGAAGAAGCATCCTGTTGTCATCCATAACGGCTACGTAAAAACGTGGGTCGGATTTGGGTGGGTGACAGGACGCAAGGCCACAAAGAAAGACACTGAAACAATACCCACTGCGGTCTAACCACAAACACATATGCAAAATAAAACAGAACAGGCTAACAGCCTCATCATGGTATACTACAACACCACAGCACCCCGCACTACGGTCTTGAATCGCAGTGCCACAGGGCGTATCCTCACTCGTGCCGCTGCTGCCAAGCACTCGGCTCGGGTCTACAACACAATCCTCAACACTCGCGGCACTGCCGTGGGTCGTGCGGTCAGCTTGCAGAACTCACTCGGTGAGTCTATCCGCAAGCATTGTCTGCCCTGCCCAGTCGGAGGTTACTACGCTAGGCTGCGCGACATTACCCTCGTTCAGAACTTGTTCGACGACGCGAGCATACTCCTCGAAGACATCAAGGATGACATCCTTCGTGAGTATCCTAACATCATCGGGCGTGTTCGCTCTGACCTTGGTATGTTTGCCGACGAGGTAGACATCCCCAGTGCTACGGAAGTTGCGAGTAAGTTTACTATCTCGTTGCGCTACATCAATGCCCCCGTCCCCATCACGGGTGTCCTGAAAGGACTCTCCTCTGAGGTGTCCAACCGTGTCAAGGCTGAGTCTCGCTCGGCAGTTGACGAGATGCTACGTGCAGCGCACGCGGGTCCTCTCGCTGACTTACGGCGTGTGCTTACTGAGGTTGCTGACAAACTGCGTAACGCGGAAAGGCTACACCTTAGTCAGTTCAACAACCTCGCTTTCGAGATCGAGCGCGTCAGCAAACTCAACGTCCTTGATATACCCGAGGTCAACGATGTAGTCACCGCGGCTAACGACATCATCAAGATGAAACAGGAGAACATGACTCAAGCCGAAAGGGTAGAGGTAGCCATCAATGCTGAGTCTGTTGTCACCATCGCTAACCAAACCATTGCAGCACTAGGATTATGAACAAAGTATTACAACGAATAGCAATAGCAGAATCACAAGGATGGAAGCATGACATATGTAATGTCGGCAAGCACGGCACGAAGATGAGTGGGTGGTGGATGCCCTGTGGTTCGTTCACTACGGACATAAACATGATGCCCGATTATGGCAATGACCTCAACGCGTGCGATAACTTAATCAACCACATGCAGACCCTCGGGTTTGACTGTGTGCTAATAGCAGAGGGACCCGCACGCTGCTGCACCTTCATTAGCCAAGAGAGGGATGTTGAGTTCAAAGTAATCAGTGGCCGCTTCACACATTCAATCTGTGAGTCGTTCCTGAAAACCCTTAACCTATGGATACCATGAAAGTAATTGACCCCTACTCATACTACCCCACAGGGCACCTTGTCAAAGTTGCCCTGCGTAAAATAAGCAGCCAGTGGTATCTGTGCTACAGTAAGCTACTCGCTTTGGAGTGGCACGTCACTGACGACCCGAGCATCCCTTATGGTGCGACTGATGGGCGTCGCCTGATTCTCAACAACAAAGGAGTTGAAGAGATGGCAGACGGTGACCTCGGAGTGGACGCCCTAGTGTTCCTCCTGTGTCACGAGGCGCTCCACGCGTTGCTCGGTCACTCGTGGCGGGCTACTAAGCTCAGCAACAAGAAGCTAGCAAACATTGCTGCTGACTACATTGTCAACGCAATGATCGAAGACCAGAAGCTCAAGACAATACCAGACATCTACCTCGACCACGGTGTATCTGGAGACTGGAGTCTTGAGCAGCTATACCGTAGACTGCTCAACGACGAGCCCCCGTCTGAGAAGAACTCAACAGGGGACGACCTCGTTGAGATGGAGCTTGACAAGACAGAAGACCTAGAGGAGATCATCGATAAACTTAGCGCGGCTAACGAAGCCATGCTGGTTGCCGATGCCGCCCACGCAAAGTCCTCTGGTGAAGAAGCGACTCGTTGCTACGACCGAGGTAGCCCCACCCCCATACGCTGGCAAGATCTCCTTCGTGAGTTCTTCTGCGAGAAGATGCACAGTAGGTGGATCTCCCCTGTCAACCGTCCGATCTACGGCACAACCAAACTGGTGTGCCTCGGTCGTGCAAAGCAGCGGAGTGGGACGCTCGTGGTAGCCATCGACACCTCAGGGTCGGTAAACGCAAAGATGCTCAGTGACTTCCTATCAGAGGTCGAGACGATCATCGAGCAGACTAACCCGATTGTCACCCACGTAATCAGCGCCTCTCATAGAGTGTGCGACCACGTGGTAGTGGAGCGGGGAGACCCGATTCCTGTATCCTTAAAAGGTGGAGGGGGAACTATGTTCCAACCAACCTTTGACTACATCACGGCACAGGGCATTGACCCCGCCGTGGTGGTGTATCTCACAGACGGATACGCCTGTGACGCAACTAAACTAAACGACCCCGCCTACCCCATACTATGGGTGACGACAGGAGCCACTAATATGAACCACGGTGACATCATATCGGTATGATTGACATCTCGCTACAAACAGGGTATATCTTGCCCGACACATTAACTGACTATACATTATGAAAACTAGACACTACATCCACTACGGTCCGCATATCCTAACAGTAATCGCGGAGCGTATGGAGAACGTAAGAAGCGTCCTCTTCACAGCCTACGTGAATAACTGTTCCGTGAGATCACACCACCTTCAGAACGAAGAAGTTCGCAACTCGTGGGTGGCTGGGGTTTGGGCACTACTTGGAGGGGGAGACGACGACACTAGAGCAGAGCTCAGTGGCATTATCGATATTGAACTCAAAGCATTTAAGGGTGTGTGACAACGCTAGTAACTGTGTTCTCGGATGCCAGCATGTCCCCCGACAAGTGCGGGTGCGGCTGGTGGTTCAAGAGTGAAAGGGTAAGGGGTTCTGGTAGCCGTCAAATGGAAACTGGAACCCTGCACATTCACGAGGTAGAGTTGTGGGGAATCCGTAATGCGATACTCGAAGCCTGTCTCAGGCATCCAGTTGCCGATCTCACTTTAGTTGTACAGTGCGACAACATCGGTGCATTACAAACTCTGCTAGCCCTGCGTAGTAAGAAGAAACTAAGAGTCCAATGGGCTAAGTCGTCTCCTCTTAAACAGCACGGCTATCGTAAGAACTTGAGCGACCCCGAGAGGGAGTGGCTCAAAGATATCAAGGAGAGTGGGGTGACCACCATCTACTTGAAACATGTTAAGGGTCACACGGGGAGTCGGGACGCCCGCTCTGTCGTCAACAAACTGACTGACGAGTTAGCAAGTAAAGCAAGACTAAAAGATAATACCAATGCCTAAAAAGAAAAATAGAAAAGAAGGTCACATGTATACGGTGACGAAGCGGGGTAAGACCCATGTTGAATCCAACTCATGTTGGTGTGAGCCAGCCATCCTAGATATGGGGGGCTCGACCATCGCGGTGCACACTGGATCAAAGAAAGGAGAGTTAGTCTCTGTCGTCATAGACACCGTGACAGGAGAGAGGTTAATAGTATGAACCACGAAGACGCGACACTAGTCGCGGTAGTAATCGGTTGGCTGCTCCCAGCCGCGATCGCTGCCATCGCAGCCCTGATTAACCTGTAATAAAACTCAGCCCACCCTAAGCGTAATGCTCGGGGTGGGCTTTTTTTATTTGATATTTCGGACACTGGTTTCACGGGGCATCGAGTCGTAGGCTCTGTCTATCATAGCGGATCGCTCTCGGGCATCGGCCTCCCCAGTTTGAGTTACGTTATCAATCATACCCTTCTCCCAATCTGCGTTGCCTCTCCATGTCGTATTGCGCCCCTCGATAGCCTCAGCCACCCGTTTCTTGCTCATACCTGTAGCTACCGCACGCTGCACGATCACTCGCTCGCTAGTCCCAACACTGCGCATAGCGTTCATAAACTGGTGGAGCCTTGCCTGTGTTCTATCGTCGGCTTCCTGTGTGGTTACCATGATGTCTCGGACATCTTCCTCACTGATCGCACGACCAGAGCTAAGCGCGGACCGTTGGCGTTTGATACTATCAGACTCAGACTTCAGCGAGTAGAATCCTGCGCGGGCTACTTGGTCCAGCGTGTAGACTTTAGGTCTTGCACCGAGGAACTCACCCGCCCAGATGTAGTCTGGGTTGGCTTCTCCTTTGCGTGTTGAAGCCTGTATCTTGGCTACAATTCCTGGCTTATACGCCTGAGCTCCTACGTAGGTAATCATCTTACGAACTTGCACTAGGCTGTCATCAGTCTCTTCGTAGATCTTTTGCCCAAAATCATTCTGGTTATTCACGATGTCAAGAACTGCTCCCGATGCGATCTGTGACCCTACGAATTGAGAAGCAAAGTAGCTCGCCAGTTTCTTAGTGTCGACCCCCTTGCCCGTTGCGAGTCCCTCACGAATGATCGTGGCGGAGTCAATGAGCGTAGCGTAAGGATGGATAGCTGTCATGTCGATAACAGATAGCTCGCGACCGTTAGTAGTCACGCGCAGTGAGTGACCCTTCTGGTATTCTGGGTATGCCACACGTAGTGCAGAGAGCACGGCTGGATCATCTACTACCACTGCGTTCTTGTCCTTGTCTTTGTCCTCTTCGTCGTCTTGACCAGTGAAGAGACGGAACGCGGCAGCCAGCACACTGTTTAGTGCAGTCATTCCCATAGTAGTTACTGTAGCGGACCCTGCTAGGCGACGAAGTCCCCTGACAAACATGCGGCTATTGCCGCTGGTTATTTCACGATAGGCTAACTTTTGCGTGTTAACATATGTGCGGAGCACCTCAGTTTTCCAGCGTGCAAATGGGAACACAAACAACGAGAGCGGGTTCCTATTGAACGAGCGAACAATGTCAAGTTGCTCACTATGACTAGGCATTGTGAGTTTAACTTTGGTCGCAGCTTGCTCGCTGTGCCACTCAGCGGTGTTGCTCGGGTAAGCTTTGGCAAGTTCATTCTTCTCGAAGAAATAAACTTGAGCCTTACATGCGTCGTCAACCCATGAGTTGACTGCCGCAAGGAACTCAATAGTACCCTTAGCCCCACCAGCCACGCGACTCGCCATGTTTTGCAGTGCGTTAAGATCTCCCTTTGACGCAACCTTAATGATGTCGTCCATTGCTGTTTCAAATGTAACCCCAGCGCGATCGGCGTAGCCCCTCATCAGGTCATCAAACTGACCACGAGATGAGCTATCTCGAAGAACACCAAGACGGATAAGCTCTTGAATCTCAGCGAGTTCTGCTTCCGTTGCGTCCTTTCCGCGAGATTCAAAGTTGGCAATACCCGACAACCTGTAAGACTTGTATAAGTCAAGACCTGAAGATGCGAGTGGTATGATACCCTGAGCCGCGATCAGAACTACTTGGTTGGACAGAATGTTCCGCGTGTAGAACCCGATAGTCATCAAGGTCTTCGTGGTCATCGCTGCTCCTGACATCTTAGCCAGCCCGCCAGTCACCTTATTAAGAACACCCTCAGTGTGCTTCATAAGCTTACGCGCGTTAGATCCAAACTCTGCCTCTAGTTCTTTTGCAATATCTGCGCGGACATAAAGTCCTCCGAGTGGCTCCCTCGACTTAGTTACACCTGTGCCAAATATCTGAACGTATCCCGCTTTCTCTGTATCAGACCCAAGACCCGATAGTAGCAGCGAGTCTTTGATCGCTGTGAGAGCTTTTTTGTTCGCGGCGAGAACACCAACGTAGTGCAGTGTGCGCAGCGCGTTCTCCATTGGGTTCTTGGTTTCACCAAGTAGTTCGCGAACGGCTGAGTCCACATTGTTCTTCGGCATGAATCGACGAAGATCTTGTGATAGTGACTCCCCTTTGTCGACAGTCGCGTTTTCACTCAACCATTTTAGTAGGTTATCAAGTTTGTCCTGAACTCCTCTAGTGAGAAGTGATGGGGTAAGTGTCGTGCCCGCTTCGGCATATTCGGCTATGACGTCAGCCTCGTAAGACTGGGCGGCTTTAGCCCGAAGATCTCCGAAGTTAATCTCTTCTCCGTTGAGTCGATACGTTGCCCCATCAGCGTCACGTGCTGCGCTCGCCCACCCCTCCGTGTTAAAGAACTTGTAGGTTCGGGTGAGGTAGATACCTGCGGAGTGGCTGTAGCCGATGGCGTCTTGGCGCTTGTCGATCTCCTTACGGAACAGCTGTAGGAACTTAGAGAACTCAGGAGCGATAGCGTCCATACGGGCTGTCGCTGCTTTTTGGTTATTAAGGAACGCGGTATCCTGAATCTTTTTCTCTGCGGCAAGAGCCCGAGTCTTCTCTGCGCTGACGAGTTTATCTACTTCATCAACGGGAGTCCCCGAAGCTATGGTCTTGCGAAACGCTTCCACTACTACGTCAACCCGAGCAACCGCAGCGTCGTCCATTGTGGGCGCCGTAGTCCCGAGAATCATACCAACGTCGTTAATGTCGGCACCTGCTTTGAGTGCGGGTTCTAGGAAGCGTTTGTAGTGAGGAGCGAAACGCTCCATCAGAAACTGAGCCGCCCGAATATCACCCTCACGATCTCGCACAAGCTTGTTAATATCAGCGGGTAAGTTGCGTATCAGCTTTGATATACGTCCCCACACAGTCTCTACTGTAGTATTCTTTTTGTCAGCGAAAGCAATAGGCTGCACAAAGAAAGCTTGGTTGCCTTGACCCGTGCGAATAGCCTCGATTAGCTCAGCCGTATGACCTACTCCTTCTTGTGGTTCAGGTTCCGCTTTCGGGATACCGTTGTTCAGAAGATCTTCGTAGATACGAGAAGCCTTAGAGATGTCAGCAGCAACACCGAGCGAGAACGAATCTTTTTGACCGCCTCGTAGAATTGCTAGGAACTCTTGGAAGTATTTCAAGAACGTGCCGATCAATGTTTTGTTGCCTTTCAACTCACGAATCACTTCTTCCGTTGACTTACCATTCACGGCTTTCTCAACCTTGGAACGGAACCACTCGGCGGCTAGCACACGATCGGTCAACTGTCCGCTGCTGCGATCTTCTTCGATCACGCGCTTGCGTTCTGCTACGTCGGGGTAAGCCGCACGGTAGTAATCACTGGCGACTTTATCCATGATGTCAGAGCCGAGTCCCTCAGCCACAGCATCGTAGTCTTCGGGCTTCATTACTGCGTTGGCAGCAACGTGGGCAACCTCATGTTTAATCAGGGTAGAAAGAATCTGATCTTGCAACTCAGGATCAGCGTCCTCGACAGAACGGGCGGCGACTTCAGGGTTGAACATTATTGTGCTACCTTTGACACCAAATGGTTGAGTGATAAAAGTATCCTCCACAAGGTTAAATCCTGCGGGTAAGATATTACGGATTCGGGATTCGATTGAGCTAGGCGGTTTGGTGCCCTCAGCAACTACAGAAAGTGTATTTTGGGGAGGAACGAATATCTGATTCTGCATATAGCTCAAGTAAAATAGCGCGTCATACGGCATCCCTGCAACTTCTTGGGAGACACGCTCCGCAACTACGTCGCGTTCTGCGCCATTAGTGAACCGCCCCGAGGTCCTACCCTCCTCAAATTGAGGAGTAAAGACTTTACTAATCCTATTGCCTGCCTCCTCCTGCAACGTCTGTATCCTGTCTGAGTTGAACCCTCGGATGACGAGTGCGTCATGTGAGCCCGCCCTCATGCGCTCTAGCATAGCAGTTTCTAGCACAATTCGTGCGTACCCGCGTTCCTTACTTTGCTTTTCCGCCTCTGTAAACAGTTCTAAATAAGAAGCTGGGGTGATGACAAGTGGGTTCCGCGCATTGATGGTAACCTCATTTCTAAACGCTCCCCGCGTCCACCTACCCATGTTCGACCACATAGCTTCGTCCTGCTCTTCCATCGCATAGAACCCATTACCGAACACGTTGTCCCTTTCCTCTTGGCTCACTTCATTTTTGAGCGACATGGGCTCACGAGAAAAATGGATTGCACGAATCGAGAGACTGGGTTCCTCGCTCGGAGAGAACCTGATGTCGTTGCTCATCGGACTGAAACGCTCCTGAAGCGGGACTCCAGTGAAAGGTTCGGCTGATTTAATTTGAGCTGGTGACTTTGTAATATACTCAGCAACTTCTACGCCACCGAGTCCTTGTTCAGTCCCAGTAATCGAATCGTAACCGTCAGTGTCAGCCTCAGTGATGTAACTATTTGGAGTCCCCACACCTGCTACCGTCTCATACGACGGTTTGATTAGGGTGTTCCCAAGATTCAAAAAGAATTTACCAGCAAGCCTAGAGTTCGACTTACCAGATCTGTTCACGTTCTTAGGAGAGAAGTAGAACCACCCACCAAAGTCACCAGCCATACTACTATCGAACTCAGTAAATTGTTCTGGAGAGCTTGTATAGTGCCATGCCTCAGTGTCGAACCCAACACCCCGAGCCGCTTTATCAACAAGGGCTTGTGCCTCCGCCAACTCATCAGGAGTCAGGGAGCCTTTGCGGGACTCAAGATCAGCGTGTCGGGCGTAATCTGCGCCAGTTAGCGCGTTGCCCGCAAAACGAAGATTCATATCCCCACCAGCCATCGACTCGATGAGGTCCATTGTTTTGTTGTTCAGTCGGATACGCGCCCTGTCGTAAGCAGCGTCAGCCGCGTCAACAGCCGAGCGTTGTTTAATGGAAGCGGAACGCGACCCATAAGTCATAGCTGACATGTCTACAAAGCGGATAAGCTCATCGAGTGCCGTGTCTACTTGCTTGCTGCGATTTCCAAAGATGCTGGTTATCGCATCCCATATACGCTGCAACCAACTACGACCGCCAGCGACTTCGACATTACGTAGAATATCTTGAACGTGTTTGTCAGTGAATACCGCAGAGAGGAACTCTTCGTTGTCCGAGAACGCGTGGCGGTAGAACGCATCGTCTACTGGGAACCCTGCTTCCGTAAACTTACGCTTAGCAAGAATACGTAGGGACTCAATACGTTTGGCGATCTTAGGATCTTTCAGCGCATTGACAGTAAGCGCGTGGGTTAACTCATGAATGAGGACGTCACCAAGACCACGACCATTGTGCCCTGCCATGTTGAGGATCACGAGGGTGTCATTGATATAAAGCCCAGCAACCTGAGGATCGATGTTGGTCATCGATACTCGAATCTGCGACACGATGTCGAGATTGCTCAGTAGTAGGTTAGCCATGATCCTAAGGTGAGGTGCTCCGTTCTTGGCGATGTGGCGCAAAGCTTTCTCGGTGCTTTCGTTTAGCCCCATCTCTTGAGCCTCCTGAGTATTGATTCGGATGCGCTCGTCGATAAGTCTGACTGCGGTATCACTCAGCGAAGCGCGTATGTTTCTACCAGTAGTGCGCGTGCTGAGCTCGACGCGCATCATGTTCAGTTTAGTTTGTAGCGCGTTCAAATTACTGCGGGCTTCCACCGCCCTTGTTTCGATCGGTGTGAGTTGGTCCTGTATAGCTTGATAATCTGCCTGAGCTTTCTCAAGACGTGCGGTAGCTTCGACTGACGCGGCTGCCGTGTCTACTTCTTGCAAGCTAACAGTCGTCGCCATCGCAACAGAATCACGGGTATACTGCGCCTCGCTCTCCGCCAACGCCGCTTCGTCTGCTAGCGGAACTCTACTACCTTCAGCTTCGGTGATTTGCTCCCGCAACTTAATAGTCTTAGCCGACACTACATCAGGCACGTCCAACTTGCGCCTTTCGATCTCAAGATCCACTGCCTTTTGGCGGAGACCTTCGAGCGATTTAGACACTGTTTGTATCTCTAACTCTTTAGCCGCTATAAGGGCATCGTTCTCATACTCAGCATCTGAAAGCTGCTTTATTTCTTTTTTGATCTCACTTTTGCGTTTGGCAGCGGGCTTTTTCCTAGGGTTGTTTAGCTCAACAATAAGTATAGCTCTGTCTTCTCTAAAGGCGTCAGTAGTATCCCTAATACCCCGAATGTCATCGCGGATAGAGCGAATGTTAGCCATTGCACTGTCCCTATTCTGGATAGCCTTATTGGACGCGACTACGGTTGGATGCTTATCAAGAGCGGTACCCGACGCAACTTCATCTAGGCTCATACTCCTTGCGAGTTGAGATTTAAGATCAGCAACTTTGTTATCAAATGATAACAGAGCTTCTGCCGCTTTCTGAGTTCGTGCCTCTGCTTTTTTAAGCGCGTTCACTTCTTTAGTCGCGGCTTTCTTAGTCGGGGCTGCTGCCTGTTTCGACTCGTTGAACGCTACCTGAGCCTCACCAAGAACTTCAGACGCCTTCTGGAGTTTCGCGCCAAGTTTGGAGCCCTTATTACTCATGTCTTGGACAGCCTTCTTTTGCTCATTAACCAACTTAGGAAGCTCAGCCTCAAGGGTCGCGATAGTTTGTCTAAGGTCGGCTACTGTAGCCTCACCGAAACGAATAGTCCTAGTATTGTAACCGCGCACAGGCTGCGGTTTCGGAGCCCCGAGTTCGGGTTCAGGTATCGGGGTTACGGTAGCCCCTTGGTAGAACTCAGTTAGGTGTTTACGGACACTGTAAAATTTAACGCCCTTTTGTAGCGATTCGACAACTCGCTTAAAGTGGTTTACTTTTCGAGTGAGCGGATGCACACCACTTATGATGTCTATCTGCCCTTCTTTATGTTTGCGCATCTCAAGTAATTCGTCCAACTCTATGTTTAACGCACTGACTCTGACTTGGGCTTCAATGACAGTCATATTTGCGTATTCCTTATTCCTATTACGGAACTCTTGGTTATCCGCATTGGCTATGAATGAATTAAGGGAGCGGATAGAGTTACTAAGGCCACCTTTCCGATCTTCTATGTGTGAAATTTGTTCTTGTAGCCCCTTGATTAAATTCCGTGCGTCTTCAGTGATAATTATTCTAACACTACCTCTTTGTTTTACAGCAAGTTTTAGAAAATTCTCTGCGGTGGTCAGCGCCTTACGATGGTCTGCTTCTCGTTGAATCAGTCTACGAATACCCGCACCTTCTTCTGACGTAGTGATCTTGACCACGCTATCGTAGTAGTCGTTAATAAAGTCTAGCTCGTTGGGGCCTTTTTTGGTTTCCTGTTTCGTTGGCGGACGTAGCGTTCCACGAGTAATCGGAAGCGTCTCTAATCGAGCTTGCACATCTTTGACAGACGGGGCTTGATCCATACCCTCAAACTGAGCCCGATCAGGGAGCCAACCGAGATAATACATATACGCCGCAAGTTTGCGACCTTCTGTCGACGTGCTGAGATTTTTCACAGCATCACCCATAACCAATAGCTTAGCGCCGAAACCGTAGGAGGTGTTGCCCGATACTTTTCCAGCTATGTTTACGTTGTAGAGCAACGCACTGATGACCGAGGATACACTAGACTCATCATTGATAACCGTAGTAGGGTCTAGTTTGTTAACTAAGTCCACGAGTAGCGCCCTGATCATTGGGTCGCCCTCTGCGGCTGCGGTAAGAGAATCTTCCGTATTAGCATAAGAGTATTCTACGTCCTCGCTACTTGCAGCCCCAAGAATGTCAGACATCCTATCCAGTTTGCTTGAGAACGTGTCAAAGTCTTCTCGGAGGTTTGCCTCTAGGGTGAAACTACCTTCTTCCGACGCGGTCAAAAGAGCGTCGAACGAGGTAGATGGCACTTGGGACGCAACATTTGATTTCTTTGTGCGGTGACGTCCGTGAACTTCTGTTAGTATTTTACCTAGGTCTGGTGGGCTTGTGAAGTCGCTATACCTAGACGTAAAGTCAGCGTCGGGGACAAACAATTTTAGTCCAAGAGATTTCTGGAGCATGAACATTCCAAAGTTGGATAGGATAGCCCGATGGCGCACCTCTCCCGTAAAATTCATACCCTTAGAAAGATGCGGGAACGTCTTCTCTATTGTGGCCGCCGCCAATTCAAGCTTCACGCCCGCTGCTATGAAATTGCTCATAGCCTGTGCATCAAGGATTCCTCGAAGCTGCGCTTCAGACATTTCAGATACCGCTTCTTTTAGCGCCTTACGATTAGTTATGAAGTTAGCTTGTTGCTCGGGATCTACAGAAAGGAATAAAGTGCCATCTTTATCTTGTGATGCTACCGCGTAATTCCAATTACCTACTTTGCCCTTGAACTGAATAGAGCGTGCGACTAGATCTGATACTCTGCTAGCCAGCACGAACATTCTCAACGCCGCAGTATATCCTATTACAGTATCGCCAATTATGTTAATCCGTTGTTGCTCGTCCCCTACTCTAAGGGTCTTGCTAGAAGCTAAAAAATCTCTAGTATTTACCCAAAGACTATTGAACAAATCTTCCGCGTTACTAGACGTAGGATTTATTACTTTAACGTAAGCCTGTGGTATCTCTTGGAAAGCAGATGAAATATCCAGCGCATCCATGATGTTGTTAAGATTGGACGAAGCGCTAGTAGCGTTCTGCCCTTGGTTCTGTTCGTAAGGTGGCTCTACGTGAGTTACGAAACCATTTACTACATTGATTGATGGGTTCAGCTTACCAAGATACTTATCGTCAACAAATATACCTGCGGTGCCCCCAGCCTCAAGCTGCGCCATAGTAATCGCGGGGTCATTAGTGAACACCATCGATTGGGTTTTTTTACCGTCTCTATCGGTTATAGTCTCGGACACAATAGGAGCCTTAACGGACGCCCCCTCCGCGTTAGTCCACTTGATATAGTCACTCTGGTTAAACGCTTTGTATTCCTCTGTCGTTGTAGGCACGTTGAACGTCGGATATTTTTCTTGGATAAGTTCTCTGAGATACAGGCGCTTGCCCAACATGTAGGAGTTAGGGTTAGCCTCATCAATTCCTTTTGGGTTGAATATTCTACGGAAATCAGTAACGGGATACCCGTGGGCGACAAGCAAATCAAAAGCTTGTCTCTCTTCTTCCGTTCTAAACTTGTCCCACTTGTCCCGAGTGCTGTAGTCCACAATAGACGGTACTTTTTTATTCCGCTCTTTTTCTGCCGCTCTCTCAAGGGCTTCAGCCATAGCAGTGTCTGCCTTTGCTACGTAGTCATCCAACTGACTTAACGCAAAACTAGTAGCGACATCGAAGCTGTCTACTCCCTGCTCAGCGTTTTCTAGTGCGGCCATCTCGTTACTATAGCGGGTCTCAGTGCTCTTCAGTAGCTGCTCATACTTATCCTTGTTTTGGGCATAAGCTTTACGGCTCCGAGGATTGTCCATGTCGGAGGTCCATCGATCCATTTTTTGTTTAAGTTCAAGTAGCGGTTTGATTATACGCTGTAACGTCTTTGTAATATCCGATACTGTGCGCGTGTCTACCTCGTCTTCAGTAGCGCCCGCCTCATCTTCAGTAGTGCCCTCCGCGTTGATAGGAGTGATACTCACGTCAGCAGGGGCTAGCTCAATATCCGCAAACCACTGGGAGCCCATGATTCTTACGGGGGCCATGTCCGCAATAGCAGCACCTTCTTTGGCTGCCATCTCGCGCATGTTCTCTAAGATATACTGGCGTTTACTACCGTCCTTTATGATGTTCTTTGAAAAAAGCTTACTGAATTGTGGGCTCAGTAAGTGTTCTTGGATCGCGGGGTCACCCGATACCCAAGCAGCTTCACTAGGAGTAAGCGCCTCGGTCCCAGTTCCTAGCGTAACGCCAGCAAACTTGAGACTCTGCGGCGACGGAGCTTCTTTTTCGATCTCGGGTTCCTCGTTCACTATACTTATGAAGGGAGTGAAATCTATTTGTGACACATTAACGGTAGCAGATATACCATCGAAACCTATAGTGACCTTCGTCCTCGCTACTTTCTCAACGACACCCTCGCGGACAGTTCCTTTGTATTGGAACTTGACAGTAGTGACCGCCCCGCTGCGTAGGGCTTTCATTACACTACTGCGCTGCTCTTCGGGTATCTCAACAAAGTCGCTAGTGCCCTCGTCTTCTTCATCGACGTAGATCATGTTGTAGACTCTGGTTGCTTCTTCGAGTTCTTCGGCTAAGTCTACACTCTCTGGGTTCGTCTCCACAGCGAGTTCAAGGTTGCTGATGACTTGCTCTAACTCCTCTTGACCTAGGTTGGCGTAATCAAAATCAATCTCTGGGTCGAGTATCGTAGATTGGCTAGGCACTAATACTCCCTTATCGACATTAAGTGGCTCGCCGCCTTTGACAATAAGATGGGCGATTGCTCTGTTCTTTTGTAATCTGTCCGTATTAACTTTGGCATTAAACGCCTTAGCGGCTTCCGCTTGCTCTGCGGGAGTCCTGCCATACGTGTCAACTTCCAGATAGTCATCCGCGTTCTCAGAATACTCTGCGGCGTCTCCTTTGACACTACCTCCCATAGCCCTAAACGCATCGGACACTTTATCACGAAACTCTTCCGTGGGCATATTACCAGCAGGGTCAACTTTCTTAGCGATATAATCCCCAACCACACTAGCGGTCGAGGGCTCTATTCCCGCACTAGTAAGTATCTTCTCCGCAATTTTGCTACGTCCTTTATTGGTTACTGTTTCTACTTCAGCTAGCTCGCCATCAGGTTCTGCGACAACATCGATCTCAGCTTCAGCGGCGGGCGCGTCTTCCGTAGCAGCCGCTTTCTTCCCCCTCTTTTTAGTCGTGGTAGTTTTATTTACTTCGGCTGCGGCAGTAGCATCCTGTTTCCGTTGCTCTTTAATCTGCGCCTTTTGTTTATCTTTCCGTTCTTTATTCAGCTTGGAACTACCTTCGATAGGCGGTGTGTTCTTCTCCGCCTCAACCTGTTCTGTGGTCCGTGGCTCCAGTGATATTCCGTAGTATCTAGCCGTCTCAACAAGAGCATCTTCTTGTGTGATGTGGATATCCATAGTGCTGTCGCCTCCTATGCTCTTGGCACGGAAAACAGTTAGCCCTACAGCCTTGCCTTTTTTGTTGTAGCTTACTTTTGTAGCTGGTCGGTAACTCGCATGAGGAAGCGCGTAGTTGATCGTCCCTCTCTTCACGACAGGCGAGCCCGCTTTGATCTGACCCTCTTCATTCTTAGTAACCTTAATGCGTGACTTGCGCTCGATTCTACCCGACGCTTTATCCGCAGGGTCTCCTAAAACTACAGAAGTTTCTCCCGTCTTCAAAGGTTTGAAGAACTCAAGAATCATGTTTCCTGCACCGTCTCGCATTACCTTACCGCCATTGCCATCAAAGTAAGCAGTGCTAAACTCGTAGTCAGCAAGAAGCCCCGTAGTCGGATCGGATACAGGGTCCCAGTCTACGGTCTCTAGCTCAGCGATTGTTTCAGGAGTAACCGCTGTATCGACTGGCGTCTCCTTAGGGAGATTAGACTCTGCGATGACCGCGGCGAGTGCTTCTGCCGTTTTCGGGGCTCCAGCATCTGTAAGCTTGCCAGAGATCTCCCCGAACAACTGGAGACGCGCAGACATAATCTTGCGGTCTTCGTTCAGCTTTCCTTTCTGTGTGAGTGTAGGGGCTAACTGTGGGGCTACGTTGAACCCTACGCCCATGAGACCACCGAGACCAGCGGCATACCAGATATTCTTACCTATCTCTGCGATGGGCGTGTCGCGGTTCAGCGCGGCGTCTTCCACCATCATTTGAAACGCTTGATCGACGCCCTCCTCGAAAGCTTCTCCGCCCCCCTCTCTAGCCCCAGAAACAAGAAACTGTTTAACGGCGCCAGAAGTAGCTTTGCGAATCTCCTCTTTAATCGTCTTGTCAGCTATCTTAGAAGACATAGCTCGTGTCGTAGAATATAACTTGCGAACTTGGTTAAACGTGAGTTCATCTAGGTTCCGCGTAGCAAGACTCTCTGGACCACCCGCCCCGAGAGTTGTCATACCTGCAACAAATAAACAGGAAAAAGACCCCGCAGCAATCGCGGAACCAAAAGCTTTTTGGTGCTTTTCCTCGTGGCTCATCGACTCGGGTAGCTGACTATAAATTGAAGCGTAGGTTCCTCCTGCTGCGCGTAGGAACGTAGTCGGTCCTGTTGCCGCGAGATTATTCAAGTAGCCGCCTTTACTAGACGCAAAAGTAGAGATATTATCCGCTATTGATCGGAGTGCGCTGCCTGTAAATTCCGACTTTGTTGCAGCAAGCGCAACTGACTCAGCAGCTTCCTTGCTCATACCCACCATCATGTTTTTTGCGGTGCGTGTAGCAAGGCTAGAGACCTCGCGCTTGACGACACTTGCAGCGGCCCCCCGCGCTGCAGCGCCGAGACCTGCTTTTGCTAGCGCGTAGGTTCCACCAGACACTGTGGATAAGGCGACGTCTATTACTATCTGGGGTAGCATGTTAGCGATGTCTTGACCAACCCCAAATTTGTCTCCGAACATCTCAGCATAACGAGAGTAGCCCTCTGCTCCTTTACCCATTTCAGTAATAGTTGTTGCCGCGTCTTTGTTACCAAACAAAGCTGGAACAGCAACTGCTAGCGCCCCGATGCTCGTAAGGGTAGAATAAGCCATAGAACCTAGTCTATTTCTGAAGTTGTCGTAGTTGTCGTCATTGCTGACCCATTCGCTAATAAAGTCTGTGTCGGACTGACCTTTCTCTTTTGCTTTAGCATACGCCGTAACTGCATCCATATCACGAGATGTGACAAGTCTGATCATCTCGGGAGCTTGAGCTTCGAGAGTCTTTGTCGCCGCGACGCGAGCCACGTTCTCCTGCGCAGCGTTGAGACCCGTAGCCGCGATCGCTTTATCCAACTCTTGTTTACGAGCTATAATTGCGGGGGACAAAATAGGAACTCCCGTGGACATCAATCGGATGCCTGTTTCTGGTTTGTCGGGGTTGTAGTTGGGTTGACTTCTAAGAGTTACGAAGTCATTACTAAAACGCTCAATTTCTTCCGCAGAGTATTTGCTGCCTATAGGCGAGCTAGCGATAATTGCTGCAATGTCTGTGCGTTGTTTGAGAGCATTAGCGTTCTCGGCTTCGCCTCGTCTTTCAATACCTTCTTTGACAGCACCCAGTGACCCTAGAGGGGCAACTAGGCTTCCTTTTTTAGCTTCGCCCACAGTATAAACTACTGAGTCTTTTGCAGCGGAAACAAGATTACCAGTAGCCTCGGCTGCCGTATCCCAGAGCTTCCCAAAAAAACCTTTGTCCGCTTCCTCTTCGTCTTCCTTGCGCTTCTCGTTAATAGCGTCAACGGCTCCTGAGAAGTTTTCATCGCTGCCAGCAAGTAAGTCAACGTCACCAAAGAACTCGTTACTGCGTTCGACGTCTGCGTTGCTGCTAGTTCCAAACGCACTCGTCTGTAGCAAGTAGTTAACACCGCGTAAATCGTCTGAGCCAATAGCCCCCCGCGATACTAAGTCGTCGACAGATTTTCTAACGGTGTCTTCACTCCAGTTAGGTCCAGCCTTCAAAGACCTGTTACCGTCTTTGTCTACAATGGCAACAACAGGAACTTCGCCACGGTTAAGGGCACCAAGTTTTGACTTAGTGGTGATGTAAGGGTCTTTGATAATATCAGCAACACGATCTTTGTAGCTGTCCGCTTGTTCGTTAAGTCCTAATCTGCGGGATGAAACATAGCGTCGAATAACATCTGCTTGGTCTTGATCAAGTAGGTCTTCCTCTTTGGCGTAGCCCGTAATTTGATTGTATACAAACTGTGCATCGGCATCAAACGTATCATCGGGTGCCCCCAGTGTTTGCTCGACTGCCTGTTTTTCTTCTTCAGTGGAATCCTCTCTAAGGATGTTTCTACTGTATAAAGATTTGCCCACCCCTTGTCGGATGCCCTCTTCTACTTCGTCGTTGTATGTTCCGTTCTTGAAGTGTTCTGCTCGGACGTATCCAGCAAAAGACTTTAATTGTTTAACGGGATCGGTTTCGGTCGAAGATTTCGACCACGTATCAAATGATTGGTTTAGTTCCGACATAGCGGTAGTTATTTATACTTTTTTGGTTAGAATCGATTTATGGTAGCTTGAGTAGTAGCAGAGGTTGTGGGGGTAGTTGAACTAGGATTAGTCTTGAGTAGAATTTCTTTAACTCTAGTGCGGAGTCCGTCGCTGTATTGTCGGCGTTTTGTATCGTCTTTCTCGTTGCGGATATTAGTGGCGAGGGCGGCTATAGCAGCAGTGTCTTCAGGAGTTCCGAACATCTTTGCTGCTCGGCTTCCAGTAAATTCTACACTAGAGTCATCAGACAGGTTATTCCACGCGCTTACCTCCTTGGAGAGGTCGTCGTAGTTCCTTAGACGTGTTGCTGTTTCTTTTTCAGCAACGTCCATTTTTTGTTTGTCCGCAGCGTATTGCTTTCTTTGCTCAAACGCGTAACGCATAGCCTTAGCCGCGACAGTGGCTGGCGCAGGAGCGTTAAGGTCAGTATCGTCTCTAATTCCTACGAGATCAAGCGGGGCTCCTTCTTTAATCAAATCACCGTATGTAATACTTGGACGCATAGACGAACCTTTGTTAGCCCCATAAGTAGCGGAGCGGAAAGCTTGTTCGACAACAGGATTACGAGCAATGCTATTCGCGTTGCGCACTCCAAAGACAGAGAGACGACGAAGTTTGCTGTCCTCATCGGGATCGGCAACAATGCTTTCGAGCTCCTGTTCGAGCACGGGCATTTGATTGAATATGTTACGCTCCTGATCCATATCGTCACGCGTCTTCTGCAACCGCAAGCTAGCGTCTTGAAATCTCAGATCACGGTCACGAAGATCTTGGGCGTTGCCCTGCATCTTCATTGACGCATCGACATACTTTAACTCGTCCTCAAGGGACTGACCAATCATCCGCTGTTTCTGCGCAGCGGATAGGTTACGGGAACCCAAAATGGAACCAAAGAATTTACGCTGCATCGGGGCAACGTCTTGGGAGTATGAGAATGGGTCAGCCATAAATTTAATTAGTAAGGAGCCGTGCCATACTTGGCGGGGTCCAAAGCAAACTGTGCTCGCAGCTTACGTTGAATACGCTCATCGCGAAGCTTGTTGTCTTTTTCTATTCGAGAATCTGCGTAGTCACGAGCAGCCGCACTTGGTTTACCGACGTCTTGGGTTTCCCGAAGTCTTTGACGTTGCTCATAATCCCACTGACCGAAGGGCTTACCATCGATCTTACCCTGCATAGCTACTCGATCGGTAGCCGTGGGGGGCGCGGGAGTAAGTAAAGGAGTCCCGCTATTAGGAGTCTGGTTACTGACTGGCGTGGCGCTAGCGACAGCCACAGGAGCTATGGGAGTCGCGGCGGGCGTAGCAGTAACGCCGCCCGTAGTAGGCGCTTGGTTCGCAAGGTTAGCCATCCGCATATTGTTCTGCGCCATACGCGATGTAGCGGCGGCAGACTCTTCTTGTTTAGTCTCGTAAGACTTCCAACGCGGTCCTTCTTGGGGGATGTCCTCAATCTTTGCTTGCTCTGCCGCAGCAGCAGCTTGCCCAGCCTCGCGGGTATACCCTTGCCTACGCAAACTACGAGCGGCACGATTAAGTGCCCCCGATTTAGTTCCCATCTGGCGAGTGGCGTCGGGTCCTGATAACGCTGCTGTGGAGTTGCCGTAAGAATACATGCACGTGTAATAACAGAAACACCAAAAAATGCAACTGCTAAATTAAAAAAGTTACCACTGTTCAAACGCTCCGTGCGTGTGCGCGCACGGCTACACGATAAAGTCTTCTATTCTTTTGTATTCCCATTTGGGTAGTTATGTTAGATTTTAGGAACTACCCAAATGGTCATACACCGTTTTAGAAAAACTTTTCATACTTTTCAACTTTCTGTTAGACCGCTAGCCTTATAAAATCATTCTTTTGGGGCTAATTCTTTTCTCCCTTAGTGTATGGACAGGCTGCGTCTATTCTTCAAAATCTAACAGAACAGACGCAGCCTGTCCATACAACACACCGACGTTATTCGAGACGAGAATGAGACGATCTACTTGTGACGTCGAGGTCTTTCATAGTGGCAGGACCACGCCGTTGAAACAGGTGAAGCCCAGAACTATTGTCATCTTTTTTCCGTGGTTCGGTGGCTGTCAAACCGAAACGAGTTCTCGCTAGGTCGACGGCTATGAACGCCGCGTCTGCTAAGTCTGGGGAGTGCCCTAGTCTGCCCTTTAGTTCGCCCTTCGACTCAGCCCTTACTCGCGTCCCGTTTCCTTTGACGACATCATATCTGCGAGACGTTAACTCCCGCGCCATGTCTGTCGTGACCCCAAAGACTTGAAAGTTGCGCATAAGTTCTTTCGCAATAAACCACAACTCGGTTACCCGATTCACATACACGTCTGACCCTACCAGCTTAGAATTCTGGCTAACGCGCTTCTCTGATGCAACGCCGCCGAACGATACCCTTAGAATACCCGAGTCCCACTCACCCGCTACGACGTCACAGAACGGAGCTCCTGCTCCCGTTGCATCGATCGCTACGTTACTCGCGGGAACTTTTCTCTTTGCACATTCTCGCTTAATGATCTCGACAATTTGGTATGTGCGAGGAACCGCTTTGTTCGTAACGTCATCATTGATTGTTATTGCCTCGTCGAAGCGAATAGCAAGCTGACCTGCTGTGTTCACACCTACGGTTGCAAAGACCATCATAGTCGCGTCGCCCCCGTTAGTGAACGCAGGGTCAATCCCGCATATCTTATCCGTCTTACCTACAAAGTCAGTAAGCTGCGTCGCCTTGTTGCGTATCAAATCTGCTTCACTATAGATTGAATCATCCTCGTCGGAGTCAAAGAATACAGCGCGGATCATTCGATAGTAGAGTCGACTTGTCTCGCCCATCAATCTCTTGTCTTCTACGATCTGATCTTCGCTGGGAAGGAACACATACTTTGTGTAGCCCGCTTTTATGTTGGGGCTTCTCTCCCCGTCTAGGCGAATATACTTCCCTCCCCACCGCGTCTTCCAAGTAAAGTCAAGCATGACGTCCACAGTGTCCCACCCGTCCATAGGCGCTGACCAAATACCAAACGCGTCAAATCGGGAGGACGGGTTACTAAGCCCCACACATTGAAAGAATGGGTTTTTCGATAAGTTGGCGATAGCCGCACTGATAATCGACTCAGACAACTCACCGAGCTCGTCAGCAATTAAGATAAGCCTCTTCTGTTTAATACCAATCAGCTTACCAATCGCTTCTTTTGTTCGCGACCTCTCGGCAGCAATAAGCGAAAGACCCGCGGTATCAAAGGTCGTGCCATTCTCATCGACGTAGTTCGCGCTACCAATGGAATCCCGAATATTTATCGGGGCTCCTTCAATCACACTCAGTAATCGGATTACGGAACCCCATACCCGTTTACGGGCTTCACGCAACGATGTAGACGTGATCAAGACCATAGTGTCTCTTGGGCGCGACAACCACTGGATAATGCCGTAGCCCGCCAGTGTGTGGCTTTTACCACTACTTGCGGCTCCGCCTACTGACAGATATTTATTGTTCAGGCACTCCCATATGATCTCCTCAGCCCACTCATGTCTAATGAACAAGGGTTCAGGTAGCTCGGGGTTGCACCACAGTAACTCTGCTACGCGCCAGAAGTAATACTCTTTAGCTTTTAGATTAGGGTGATTCGCGAATCCCCACAGTAAAGCGGTAAGGGTTCCTGTTTCGGGAATAACGTAACTGTCAACCTCTGTTCTTCCACACGGGCTGCGCTTCGGTTCCAGTGTCGGGTGGAGCGGCGTGTGCGTCGTCGTTGTCGTTAACATAAAATAGTCATATACGCTAATTACTTTGTTGACAAACTAAAAATTTAAGAGTATCCCAGTGGCGGTATGGATGAAAGAAAAGAAGATGAGCCTCCTATGGTATCCGCTGACCCGAGAGAACTACTCAAACAAAAAGCAGTAGAACTCTTTACGGTAAAGGGGTTAAGTAAGATTGACATCTCCGTGGAGCTCGGCATCTCGCGCCCTACACTAAACAAATGGCTGAAGGAACTTGGAGTAACAACGAGCACCCCCCACGTCATGGTTCCCGTAAAAGATAAAGTCATTGGGGAGAAGCTCGATGAGTTCCTCGACGCCGCACTCCAAGGTCAGCTACCTAACATCAAATACCAGCCAGAAGATCGTGCGTCACCCGAAGAAGTAAGTGACGCTCGTATCCAAGAACGTGCTGATCTTGCGACATCAGCAGAAAGTAACATGACTCCTGCCGATAGATACGCGGCGTATACTGCTGCCCAAGGGATACGCATTATGCGAGATGCGTTTCCCTCAATCAGGACACCGACTACCGTAAAGGAGTTGGAGATTTTGGACAGCATAATTCGGCGCAATCTAGGTCTCGACAAACGAGGGGGTCAGGGGTCCCTCAAGATTGACCTCAACATTCTAAACAACAGCAAGGCGTCTCCAAAGGGAGCCGTAATCGACATAAAGCAAGAAGACTAATAGTATGATCATAGGAATTGATAACGGGTTAAAGGGAGCACTGGTTGCGCTAAGCGGAGATGGGTCGTTCTTGTTTTCGTGCAGGATGCCCACGGAGTTAAACACCCAGTGTGGGAAGAACGAAGTCAAACTTGAGGAAGTTCTATCAATCGTCCGTAGGTGGGAAGCTGTAAAAGACCGCACTACTGCAACGACAATAGTAATCGAGGAGCCCCTACACGCAGCGGGTTCGTCCCAGTCACTACGGTCTATGGCGATGAGTTTCGGAGGGATTCGAGGAATACTTATCGGAAATGGTTACAAAGTAATTAGGATGCAAGTGGGCGAGTGGCAGGATAAGATGATCGGACGTGGACCTAAGGGCACGTCAAAGATTAGGGCACTTGCCGCAGCCAAAAAGATATGGCCACTAGAATCTTTTATTCCCGCAGGGGGGAAGGCGGCGAACGACGGTATCGTCGACGCTGCGTTGATAGCAGAATACTACAGAACTAAAAAGTAATGAACAAACAAACTAAAAAATGCCGCCAGTGTAGCGGGGTCTTTGAGGATCATCTTTTCTACGCTAACCGCAGGGTATGTCAGGCTTGTTTTAGGGCTAGGCAGACAGCCTATTACGCTACTAACAGGAAAGTTATATCGAAGAAAAACCTTGATAGGTATTACGATCAGAAGGAAAAGTAATTTTCTTTCACTTTTCTGTTGACTCTTTTCTTTCTACGGAATACCTTGGTGCCTCAACCAATAAACAAATATGGAAAAAGTAAGATGGAAAAAAAGTAGTATCGTGGGGCTTAACACCCGCGCTGTCATTATCGGTAACCTCAAGAGGGTGATGGTAAGGTATAAAGGGAGAATACTGATTTGTAACCCTATTGAGAACACAGCAGACGTAAAGTTCAAACTCGTGGTATTCAACCCTAGCAATTATGGAGAGGATATGGACTATCGTATTGACCTCCTCGTAGAAAAACTCGTCATAGTCCCACTCGACAGAAGTGACTTCCTAAACCCAGCGTGCCGCTTTGGCGGGAAACAACTAGTCAGCTTTGTGCGTTAAGATTGTGAGAAACGTAAACTGCCCAAAGACAAAAATCTACGTTCGCTGCGATGCGTTTGGGGGGTCTCCTGAAGAGTTTGAACCAGCGTGGTTGGTGTCCGTAAGAGCGATGCGTAACCGACCACTATGCTTCCAAGCATGGATTGAAAAGTATGCAGCGTGCTACGATAAGATTCCACCTCAGTGTATCTACTGGTATGAGCCAGACGGTGACCAGCTCGATCTGCCACTGCACAAAGTTCAGATGTGGGAGTGTCTCTCTGGCTCGATTGAGTTGTGGCAGAAGTCCCAGCTTGCTGATGTCCCGATGCTTGTGAATTTAGGCGAAGGCAAATCCATCACGGGCCACTATTGGTTTACGCTGGACTTCCTTCCAGAAGGTAATTCTTTAGGCGTTATGGATATCGGAGACGTAGAGCTTCTTGAGGAACATAAAGAAGGCAACGTGATTAAACTTGCCAACGGCCAAATTGCAATCTATCCCAACAACCGTCTGAAGTGGATGCCGATCAGCTTAACACCTAAAGAAGCTGGCGCACGTATTCCAGACTGGAACGTCGCTACCAACGAACAGTGGGACGACTGGTGGCAGGACTCAACTGAATTTTTAGGCGATGCTAAATGGGCTTACTAATAAACAACTATGAACACACTACAATGAGCGATAGGCCAAGAGGCTTCGTTGGCGGAACGTGCGATTATTGCGAAGGAACTGTGCAACCTGAAGAAACAAGCCATCACATAACTTTTAAATTAAGGCATAGGCTAGCTTCCGAAAACCCACGAATAGTTGAATATTGTTTCAGTGATCGTCCCGATGAAATCTTTACTGATCGTGATCTTTTAATCAAACATCGTGGGCTTACTCACGAAGAACTTCAGCAAACCGTAACCGTAATCCCCACCCACACCTCTCTATGAATACACCAAAAGACTCAACGGAAGACTGTTGTCATCCCACGCCTTGTTCGGCTGCTTGCCCCAAGTGCGGCAGCATGGACATCCACCGCCATCATCGCGCCCCGAAAGAAGAGTGGTCGCGCAATATCGGGGAGAACCGCAAGAACTACGAAACGCCGTGGGTCAGCTATGTCGGATACTCCGCAAAAGCTCTCAAGGAGTGCATTACCCACCACTGCCGCTGCTGCCAGTGGAAATGGGAATCCGATTGTCTGCCGAACACCGATGTGGATGCATCGGCGGTCGCCGCCACTCCGAATCAAAATCAAACTCCCTAATCACATGGAAAATCAAATACAGAGCGCCCCGCCGATTGCATCTCACGCCTTGTTCGCATCTTTGATCCACGATCTAAAATCAAAGACCATCACCCTAAAAGATGCAGCTAATCGGCTGCGAACTGAAGGGAAAATGCGGTGCAACTGTGATCTCGATAACTGGGAGCCGCTGAAGTCAACGGGTCACTCCCATGTGTGTCTGATACACATCACTGCCACGGGACTGAAAAACAGCCCGTATGATTATGTTGCGAACAGCCACGTATGAGTGCCACGCAACCGCTGCCCAACGAGCCGAGGCTTTCCTCCGCACGATTGGAAAGTGGACAACCAACCAGAACGTAATATGAACAAAGAACAACAAAGAATCGCCATCGCGGAGGCTTGTGGGTGGACGGTGGAGAGGGACAGCGAAGGATATTGGAGAGCCAGAGACGGGATCGGAAACTACACATTTGAGCTTTGGATAAGCGAAAGCAATGTGTGGAGTGTTGGCCTTCCAGACTACCTCAACGACCTCAACGCGATGCACGAAGCTGAAAAGTTATTAGATGGCATGGATCAAATTACATATCTCGCAAAACTGCACGAGGGCAATCATTATTGCTCGTGGGCTGGGACATGCGCCCCCGCCACACAACGAGCAGAAGCGTTCCTGAAAACCCTTGGACTATGGAAGAAAGAACAATGAACGAGACAGAGACACCGAGGACGGACGAAATGCGTGAAGCTTACGTGAGTTTCCAACACGGCAAATATACCGTCGATGTGGGGGATGTTTTTGACTTTGCCAGAAAACTTGAACGCGAGCTTGCCGCCATGACCAAGCAGAGGGACGAGGCGCGGGAGTTGCACAGAAAAGCTTTGCGCGAACGAGAGGCAACAGAAAAGGAAGTTGATGCAATGCTGGAACGAGCGCACAAAGCAGAGCGCGAGCGGGATGAAGCACGTCGCCTTGCCGAGAAATACCGCTACTTGTCATGCGACAGCCTAGAAAAAGCTGATGAAACGCTGCTGCCTTGGGAAATAACAACCCCGAATGAACCATGAACGACACACCGACACCAAGGACGGATGCTCATTTCAAACAACCACAAACCATTGACAATGAAAACACTATACCCAGCACAAGACGCTGCCGCAAAATCACACGTGCTACGCCTAGCAAGAGGAGGAGCCTCTCTCGACACATCAGACACAGGGACGGGTAAGACTGTCGTTGCCGCGATGGTAGCGCGTAACTTTAACCACGTATGTATCGTGTGCCCTAAAATTGTAATACCATCTTGGGAGCGGGAACTCAGAGACATGGGCGTCGAACCGTTGTTCATCATGAACTACGAAAAGCTACGCACAGGCAATACTACGTTTGTAACCAAAGCAGCTAAGACATTCACGTGGCACGTGCCTAACGATACGCTCATCATTTGGGACGAGGTGCATAAATGCAAATCGCCCATATCCCAAAACGCAGCGATGCTCATAGCTTCAGTGAGCGCGGGACTACGCAACCTCATGCTGTCTGCTACCGCTGCTAAAGACCCCACAGAGATGAGGGCTATCGGATACGCACTCGGACTCCACAACCTTAACAAGGATACCCCTAAGCTAAAAGGATGGGTGCGCTGGATGCGTGAATACGGCTGTCGCATGGACCCGTTTCGGAAGTGGGTAGCGGGAGCCCTCAAGCATCTTGTTAGACTCAATGCTGACATCTATCCTGCACACGCTTCCCGAGTCCGTGTTAGTGATCTCCCTAGCGCTTTCATGGACAACCGTGTGATAACTGAACCACTCTTATTTTCGACGTCAACAGACATTAAAGACCTTTACTCAGATACTATATCAGAGATGCTTCTCGGACTCGCGTCAGGTGAGCACAAGATGGAGCCCCACGCACTGACGCAGATACTCCGTGTTCGACAACTCGTCGAAGCCCACAAAGTATCGGATACATGCCAACTCATTAACGACGCAGTGGATCAGGGGTTCAGCGTAGCCGTGTTCGTAAACTTTACAGACACCGTCAACATGTTCCTGAGAAACTTTCCTGACGCCGCAGTCATCGTTGGGGGACAGAGCGCGGAAGAAAGAGAGCGACAAGTCCAGCTATTCCAAAACGATGAACGCCGCGTAATCATCTGCAACACATCGGCTGGTGGTGTCGGGGTATCCCTCCACGACACCCACGGTAATTTCCCGCGTATGTCGCTGATCAACCCCACGTATAACGCAGTCGACTACACCCAAACACTGGGTAGAATTTACCGTAATGGGGCGAAGTCGAACGCTATCCAACGCGTCCTGATCGCTTCAGATACAATAGAAGAAGAAATAATTTCAATAATTGAAAGAAAAAGATTGCAATACTCCACACTCCACGATATAACAACCCCAGCACAAACTAAATCTTAAATCATGAACCAAGATAACACACCAAATCACCAAGACCGCGACCACGCTAAGTTTAGTCCGAGTCAACTTAAATGCCTACACGAGTGCGCGGGTTACCACGGACGAGACGGCAACAGCGAAGCAAGTTTAATGGGGACGAGAATCCATGAGGCTCTTGAAATCAGAGACCCATCTACGCTAAAGTCCGAGAAGGAGCACGAGATCTATGAGATCGCCCTAAGAGAAGAAGAGGAACTTTACATGTCCTGCTTTGGGGACCTAGCAGATGTTACCGTCATCAAAGAAATGAAAATGACTATTTCTATTGACGCGGAGACCCCGATGTTCGGGACGGCTGACATCGTAGCTTTCAAAGATGACGTAGCACTGTGCGCCGACTATAAAACAGGCATCAGCATGATCGACGAGCCCCGCGATAACTGGCAAGCTATGGCTTACGTCTTAGGTATCTTTCAAAAGTACCCACAAATTAACACGGTACACTTTGCGTTCATTATCCCTCAGCGTAACGAGGTGCCCGTAGGATCGTTCCTTAGAGATGAAGAGCAGTCCCTACGTAAAAACATTTCTGAAGTCGTTCGTCGCGCAGAGGTTACTCGACCTAAGTGGGACAGCAAGTCAATGGATATGGATGACCTTAATCCTAACATGAACTGCCGTTTCTGCCGCTACGAAGACACTTGTCCTGCGCTCGTCGGAGTGTGTTTAGAGATAGCCAATCGCTACGCCCCACAGTTGCTTCCTGAAGGAACTCTACACGTGTCCGATACGGATAACCCAGACCATATAGCGAAGCTATTTATCGTAGCCCGTATCGTCGAAGACTGGGCTAGTCACGTAAAACTTAAAGCTATCACTATGGCTAAAGAGGGTATCGAACTCAAGGGTCTCAAGATGCGCTCGTTAGGCGCTAGGACTATAGTTAAAGACCCGACAGCCATCTTAGAGGATGCTATCTCCAGAGGGCTCCAACTATACGACGTGTTGGAGTGCAGTAGCATCAGTGTTAGTAATCTCTGTGACCGTGTGACAGCCCATGCTGCACGTGGGACAAAGACAAAAGCCGAGCGCGAATACTACGACGACCTTGAGTCTTGTGGTGCAATCACCAAGTCTGAGGTTAACTACACGCTGACCCCTATTAAATAATTTCACTACTATAGAAGTAGTAAACGCATGACACCGCGATAGGGTCGCAAATCGTAAACATAAATCATATATCATGAGTGCTAAACAAAATGATGGAGCAGCTAAGGCTGCTGAAGTGGCAACGGAAGTTGTCGTTATTAACACCCCACAAACCACAGCAATCGCAACTCCTTCGAGCTCGTTCTCCTGCCACGTAAACAGTGACATTGAGATTCCTCGTCTGAACGTCATCCAAAAGATGTCGGAAGTTGAGGGTGACTTAGGTAGTGTTGTTCTTGATAAGCAAGAGCAAATCGTCAATGCCAAAGAGAGCATCAGCGTTGTTATCGTAGGTGCCCACAAACGGTTTAAGGAAGACATTCCTTTTGACGAAGAGAAGGTTCCACAGGTTGTCGACTCCCAAGAGGACGCTGATATTCTTGCCCGAACCAGCGACTACCCAGTTATTGAGTATGCGGACATCACGATGCTTATCCCGCAGCCCGCAGGAGTTAGTGACGAGTTGTTTCCTTACACTATTGACGGTGTGAACTACCAACTCGGCAAGATCACCGTGCAGAAAGATGCGTATCGCATGACGTTCAAGCGTCTCTTCACGTTCTTCGTGATGAACCGCACTACGCCACTGTCGACCCGCTTCTGGAAGTTTGGGACGGACGTTATCTCCAAGGGTAAATACACTTGGTATGTGCCGACTCTCGCAGCAACGAAGGAAGAAGTTCCATTTGAGGTGCAGGAGTTTATCAAAGGTCTAACGGAAGGTGGTGCTGCGTGAGTCAAGTGTCCCCGCGAATCTTACAGGTCTTCAAAGAACTTCACGCAGACGCAGTGAACGCCATTGGTAGCCTACAAGCTAAAGAGCATGAGATAGATACTATGGAGCTAGCACAGCGAATAACTGTCGCAGCCTACCAGTGCTATCAGAAATCTGTAAGTGCAGAAGACGCCCCCACACTGACTACACTTTTAGAAAAGACTGCCGACATGGATGCTAAGATCAAAGGCTGGCGCGAGGAGTTTAACTTCGAGCTCAAGTCTTTGAAAGAAGGTCTTGCTAACCTTGAGTCCGATATCCGAGACATCGATCCAGACTTTGGGACCGATAAAGGTCCCGAGCTCGCCCTGTTTCAATAACACCTAACCTAGCGGGGCTCCTATTCAGGAGTCCCGCAACCCTTATCTAAAGATAAAATACATATATGACAACCACTCTACTTACTATTACCGATCCCGAAATTCCTACTGAAATTACGCAAGACGTGATTGGTAGCTTTACTGAACTAGCCTCACGACTTTCATCCGTTGGACAGACGGCTACTGACATTTTACGAAAGAACCCAGATAGCGATGACGTCGCTACTGAGGCTCGCGATTGCCGTCTACAGATGGTTCGTGTACGCACGGATACTGAACGAACTCGTAAAGAGCTACTTAAACCCATTGATCTTCGCCGCAAGGCAATCAACGGCGCTGCTGCTATCTTTGAGGACAAGGCGTCGCAGATCGAAGCACAACTACGCCCGATCGAGGACGCCGCCGAGACTCGCAAAGAAGAGCGTCGTCGCCAGCTACACGATGATCGACTTACTGAGATTTCTGTCTTCCTACAAGGAGATTTGCTGACCCCATACTCTCTTATGGATCTTGGTTCCAAATCAAATAAAGATTTCTTGGACATCGTTAATTCCGCTAAGTCAACTGCGGAGAGTCTCGCGGCTAAGAAAGCTGAGGAGGAACTAGCCCGCATGGAAGAAGAGCGCGTAGCCGCAGAACTCGAAGCTCAACGCCAAGTTGAATTAGCTGAAGCCCAGCGCGTAGCCGCAGAACTCGAAGCTCAACGCCAAGTTGAATTAGCTGAAGCCCAGCGCGTATCCGCAGAACTTGCAGAACTTCGTGCGCAGGTCGAAATAGCCAAACGAAAAGAGAGCGCCGAGCGTGAAGCCCGCGAGATTGCAGCAGCAAAACAACGAGAAGCTGAAGCAGCAGAGCACAGACGTAAAGTCGAAGCAGATATAGCAGAAGCCCTTGCTGTGAAGCAACTAGCTCTCGCCCCCGACCGTGAGAAACTTACTCTGTTCTTGTATTCTGTATCTGTGGAGATTGACAAACTTGTGCCTAGTAGTTTAACTACACCAACGGGTAAGACTACTATGAGCATAGTGAGTTCTATATTGCAAAAGTCTGTGCGCGAAGCGGAGTCTGTAGTTAACTCAATGAAATAATATTATGACGCCACAACGCACTATGAATACCTATGCCCTCGACTTTGAGACCTACTACGATAAAGAATGTTCGATTAAAATTCTAGGAACACAGGGTTACTTTAACCACCCCAATTTTGACGCCTACATGGTCACTGTGTGGGGTTCTGATGGGACACGCTACGTGGGGGACCCTCGAAACTTTGACTGGTCTATTCTGAACGGTAACAGGGTTCTGTCCCACAACGCTTCCTTTGATGAGGGTGTCTACTTTCACGGGGTCTCTAAAGGGTGGTGGCCGCCAGCGCTTCTTGCTGAGTGGTTATGCACCTCTGACATGGTTGCGTTCCTCGGACTGCCACGAAGTCTGAAGGGCGCAGTTAATACTGTGTTTGGCATTGAAATCAGTAAGGACACTCGGGACAACATGAAGGGTAAAGCTTGGGAATCTATGACTCCTGACTTTCAAAAAGAAGTATCCGATTACGCGTTGCGCGATGCGGAATACTGCTTTAACTTATGGGAGAAACTTGGCGACAGATGGCCCCTAAGAGAACGCAAGATTAGCGCGATCAATCGGCGTATCGCGCAGCGCGGAATCCCTATTGATTGGGACGCGCTCCAGAAAAATCTAGGTATAATCAATACCGCTCTGTTTAACGCTGAGTCATTGATTCCTTGGATTGAGGACTATACCCCACTCTCTCGAAAAGCGTTCAATGCACAGTGCCGTAAGCAAAATATTGAGCCACCGAAGTCTCTTGCACAAGCAAGTCCTGAGGCGGCTAAGTGGTTCGAGGTGAATGGCGCTGAGTGTGTATGGGCAAAAGCTGTGTCCGACTACCGCAGAATCAATAGCTTCAAAAAGAAACTAGAGTCCTTCCAAGGGGGCACACTAGGTGACGGGCGTTACTATGGTGGGTTCCTATATTTTGGAGCTTCGACAGGACGCTTCTCTGGGTCAGGCGGCAACCTGAATCTACAAAACCTACCTCGTGGGGAGATGTTCGGAGTTGATTTTCGCAAGATGATTAAAACTCCAGAGGGTCGTGCTCTTGTTGTTGTCGACCTATCTCAGATCGAGGTGCGCACCTTGTGCCACCTAGCGGGGGACACGAAAGCTCTACAACTGATCAAGGAGTCAGAAGACATTTATCATGCCTTCGGAGTCCTGCTCGGGTTACACGATCCTGCAAACGGACAGCTTAAAAAGTATGACCCAGTTCTCAGACACAAAGTTAAATCGATCGTTCTTGGGTGTTTTGGCGCGGAGACCATAGTCCTAACCAACAATGGGTGGAAAAGAATTGTAGATGTCAGCTTGACAGATATGGTATGGGACGGTATTGAATGGTCTCACCACGAAGGAGTTATATGCCAAGGAATAAAAACAACGATAAACCAACACGGAGTAGCTGCAACAGCGGACCACGAAATCCTAACGGAACATGGGTGGAAGGAGTGGTCCGAGGTCCTTACAGAGAGTTCCCTTTTCCAGTCGGCTATAAAGTCGGGGAACTTACCATCGTTTGTTGGAATAGAAAAGACAGAGCCTATCACCCTATCGTTAAATGCTCGTGCGGGTGGCAAGGATTTGTTGATAGATACAACCTCAAATTTGGGAGGACTACCCGATGCAGAGAGTGCGCTGCTAGTAAATCAGGGGCTACCCTTTCTGAAAATTATGGGTGCGCCTCTATTTTACCAGACCCGCGAGAACGAAAAAGACTACTCGGAAGAATGTCAGCCACAGTCTCACGGTGTCATACTCCAGATAACAGAAACTACGGGCACTACGGAGCAAGAGGGATACACGTCCACCAACCTTGGAGAGACAACCGCGCAGAGTATCTGGCATATCTCCTCACGCTCGTCGGCTGGGACAATCCGAAACTTGAACTCGACCGTATCGACAACAATAGAGGATACGAGCCCGATAATCTCAGATTCACTACTAGGAGCCAAAATAGACTTAATTCCAGACGCAGTATTGCTAAACGACTTCGCGAGAGTAGAACTGACTTATGACTTAAAAAATGTGGGGCAGCGAAACAGATTCACTGTCCTCACAAGTGAAGGACCCATCCTTGTTCATAATTGTGGCTACGGAATGGGTGTCGATCGCTTTGCAGAGTTCAGTGGGCTAGATGAGAACGAGGCAGCAACTGCCGTAAACCTATACCGTAAGCGTATGAAGTCCGTAGTAAACCTATGGGGGCACTATGACGAGGGAATCAATTTCTCTATCGCGGCGGGGGAAGAGTTCAGTGTAGAGATCGCTTCAAGCCGTGTCCTTGGTTACGGGCGCATCAAGAAGATGAAGGACTCTAAGACAGGTAAGTTTACCAACGTGGGTAAGATTATGCGCCAAGGTCGCCTGATGGACTTTAGACTTTGGGGTGGCGTTATAACCGAGAACGCAAGTCAAGGACTCGCACGCGACATCTTTTCCGACATGATGGTTCGGGTAGAAGAAGCAGGATACGACTGTATCATGCACGTCCACGACGAACTTATCGTTGAAGTGGACGAAGATAAAGCAGAGCTAGCATTAAAAGAAATTCTAGCTATTATGTCCACTCCTCCTGAGTGGATACCAGACATCCCACTCTCTGCCGAGGGTCAAATCATGACAGAATACACCAAATGAAATACCGATATATCCGAAACCATAGAGCAACCGCCACATCATCTTTCGACGATCCTACAACTGTACCCCATAATGTTCCGACCTTTGCCAACAAGGGTCAGTTCCGTGAGTGGTGCGCTGACCCTAACACTGACCACTGTTTCTACACTCTTAATGAGGGTGACAACAAATTCGAGAGGGTCGGGGAAGAGAATCCTGTCAATCGGATTTACGGGTTCACTGCGGACTACGACGCGCCCCTCGACTGGACGAACGTGGAAAACATTATCAAGATCCGCTGTGAGGCAGACAAAATTCCTACGTGGTACTCAAAAACGAACTCAGGATACATACGTTTAGTGTGGGAGTTCAGCGAACCCATTCCTGTAGCACCAGAGATGGCAGACGCGTTCTTACGTAGGCTTGCCATAGAGTTGAGGGCATCGATGTTGTTCGGGGGCTACGATAAGTCCTCGGAGAAAGTTGCGCAGACATTTGAATTAGGCACTAATTGGAAAAAGATTGGTCACGTTCTTGACGCCCTTGTTGCTAAGACTGTTTTACTGAAGGCGGCAAACGACGCCCCCATCAAGACAGTAGACACAAACATACCGATCGAGGACGTAGCAGTAGAAGTTGATCGGAAGTTTCCTAATCGATGGAAGAAGGACTTTGTAGTAGGCTCACGAGGTCCTCTATTCTGGATCGATGACGGTATCGAGCGAGACGGGTGCCAAGTTCGCGAGGACGGAGTTATATGTTACTCTGACAGGGCGGAGAGGGGGTTCATGTCGTGGCGTGATCTCCTTGGAAAGAAGTTCATGGATTCTTACGAGACGGCTAAAGTAGGCGGGCTCGTTGACCAATTTTGGTTCAACGGGAAAAGCTACTACAAGCTTCTCAATAACAACCCTGTGGCAATACCAAAAGAGCAGCTACTACTGGAGCTACGAAAGATGGGCTTCTCCCACAAGACGAAGAAAGGACAGTCACTTTCTGAGGTAGAGAGCGCGCTTCTTACGATCTCCAATGAAAGTCGTGTCGACGAGGTTGCCCCTGTAGTCTTCTCTAAGGGTCGTGTAATTTCTTTCAATGGGCGCAGAATACTGAACTCTAGCAAGGCGAGCCCCGTTCGCCCTGCTTCGACAGGAGACCCCGAGATGTGGCCGTGGATTCATGCGTTCATTACTCCGTTCTTTGTAGACGACGATGAAGGTCGGAGCACACTCCCATACTTCTTCGCGTGGTTCAAGCGCCTCTACTCTGCGGTGCTGGAGCATCGGCTTGATCAAGGTCAGCTTCTCATTCTACTCGGACCAACAGGTAGGGGAAAGACGCTACTCACTAACCAGATTCTAGGTCGCTCGGTCGGGGGTTTCTCTGATGCTAGTGATTATCTTTCTGGTAACACGTCGTTCAACCGTGACCTGTGCGGAGCAGCGATGTGGGTGGTCGATGACCAAGTAGCCGCGTCTACCTACGCGGATCAACGTAAGTTTGTGGAACTGACAAAAAGGTGCGTAGCTAACCCACGACTAGAGTACCATGCCAAGTATGCAGATGCCGTTACGCTGCCGTGGTCGGGTCGTGTTGCTATGTCCCTCAACCTTGACGCAAACTCACTCGCGGCACTGCCATCTCTTGACTCGTCGAATAGAGACAAGGTATTGGCGCTGCGGCTGAACTCGACTCATAAAGTAACTTTCCTGTCCAACGTAGAAACAGAAGCAACCATCGCTGAAGAACTGCCATTCTTTCTAAGATGGTTACTAGACTACGAACCACCAGAGCATGTGCTAGCAACTAATAGATTTGGTGTCAAAACGTATATCGATCCATTCATCGAAGCAGCGGCTTATGATAATAGTAGTCGTTCTGAGATTGCTGAGTTGGTGGAGTTCTTTGCTCGCAAGTATCGTGAGGGTGCTGCTGCGTGTGGGACGAAAGTAACCAGTGTGTGGCGAGGAACGCTAACTGATTTCCAAGTTACGCTTCACGAGCTCAACGGGGGAAGGAATGTAGGGTCGTCTAACAACTTAGGATTCGTTCGTCGGGGTATGACCGTGCTCGAAGAAGTAGGACTCATCAATACGAAGATTCGCCCAGTGCGTAGTCGAGGTGAAGGTGGCGGTAAGTTGTGGGAGATCAACGTCAGTGACGACTACGATATTGACAAGGGTATGTCCGACGAAACCTGATCGGGAATAAACATCCAGCGGTCTGCGCGAGCGGGTCGCTGGAAACCTTCATGAAGCCACCCTTGTTGAACATAGGTGGCTTTCTCTTTTAGTTTGACGGGATCGATCACTGTGAGTTCGAGATCCTCGCTAGCCACAACGTAGTTAAGATGGAGCACTACATCATACCTTTCAATATTTTCGTAATCTTGGGGGGTTACGAAACAACCCTGCGGGCTTTTGTAATATGATAGAACTCTAATTAGTTTGTTTTCAAATTCTATAGTCCACATGGGAGCGTTAGGGACAAGGCAGTTATCGCTACAACCTAGGAGACGACACGCGTGAAACAGCGCATAAAAATTCTGAAGCTGAATTTTGACCCCCATCTGGTCTGCTCGTTTTTTCATCACACGAGCTTTTGCAATGTCAATCTGTTTTGTAGTCGGCATTACATCATCGTACGTAACCCAGATAGTTGACCCACACCCGACATGTCAAACTGAATACTGGGTATCGCGCTGCCTCTAGCTGATTCCATTTCAAGCTCCATGTTCTTTTGTGACTCATTCCAGTGGTAGGACGCACGCTCAAGATCGGCGTTATCCTCAGCGATGAGCGCGAGTAGGCCGTGTTTGATGGCAGCCAAGTTGGAAATGTAAATCATATCATCGTCGCTGACCAGAGGTTCAAACGCTCGCTTAACAAGGACGTGAGCCGTTGTAGTATCCGTCGCTGAAGGTATGCGGTAGCGGCGGTATCTCGTGGTAGTAGCTGCTGGTCCGACAGTAGCCAACGTCGTAGTCGAGTCGTTTGCAACAGTTCGTATATCTAGGATAGGTCTCTCTTCTGACGCCTGAGAATACTTAATCGATACGATAGAGGATACAGGAGTGCTGAACGTGATTGTGCTACCCGATACAGTTCCTAAGTAGTATGAAGTACCGTCAGTTCCTACTACACTTAAAATAGCTCCCCCTAAATCTACGGCGTCCTTGACTAGATCGTAGTCCGACGGGGTGATATACAGTGAGGATATAGCTGCGGTAACCGAGCGCATAGTTGGGTGATACCCCGCGTCAATCAGACCCCACAATGCTGGATCGACACTGCTGTTCATACCCGAAGCCTTGAAATCGTGCCACATCGATCGAACGGAAGAAGGAGCCCCCTTTAACTGGCACATCAAAACGGATTCGGCATTACTAGGCAGAGTGATGCACCCATCGTAGATTGGTAGCTGGTACTGAATAGTCAGATCGCGGTAAATGCCACTAGAGTATAGTCGTGGTATTACCTGATTAAGGGCAGCACGTAAATTAGACGCTGGTTCCTTGTAGGTTCCTAGTGATTCTTCAACTTGAGAGTATGTTAGTGCGGGCATAGTGTTAGTATAGTTAGATTGAGTGCTATGGTTTTTGTTGTTAGATTTTATATTCCTATTGTCACGAAACTAACATTTCTAGTTGTTAGCGTTACGCCCCCACCGCTCGCTGCGGGCACTGATACTGATCCGAATGAAAAAGAACCGACGTAAATTCCCAATCGCCAGCAATCAACTGTTGTTTGAGCCGATTCATAAAAAGTCAAATACCCATCGGCTTCATACATGACAAACTCCCACGTCACCAAGTCCAAGTCTTGGCCACTCGCCGCATTGTGAGCGATTGATATGCTGTTAGCGTTTTCTGTGACTGTGACCCCAGTTCCTGCCACAATCCTGCGGAGCATCCACTTTCCTGTAGTCGGTTCAAACTTCTGGAGAACCCCAGCGCCTCCACCGCTGCTGGCAGTATTGTCAAGTAACGAAGGCTGGAACTGATCGATGTGTCCTGTATGGAGTATGTTTAGTTCTACGTTGTCCCCGTCAGCGACAACCTCACACAGTTGCACGATACGTTTCCCTACCGCACCAACTGGCTCACTACCTCCAATAAGCTGGGGAGCGACAGATGGGGGCCAACTTACATCAACATCGATTAACGCTGAGGTCGCGACACCACTAGCATCCTCTGTTATTTCACAATAGACTTTGTCTCCAACTCCTACAGGGATAGCGCTACCTCGTGTAGTTGGCAGCCCAGTAATAACAATATGAGCTACAGCGTCGCCTACCATCTTACGGGCTACGACGTGACCATATCGCATTAGCAATACCCTGTTATTGGAGTCATCGAACTCTAAACGCGGGAACAGCGCGGAACTTTCTTTATCCTCGTATGGGTCACTACCGCTAACGTCAGGACGGGGAGAGTCCACACCAAAAGCACCGTAGCTAGACTCGGTGTAAGGTTCCGCGTTGCGTATAGGCGCTGGAGACTGTATTTGGTTTGGTTCCGTGTTCATTAGGTTCCAGTTCCAGTTAGGGCTATGGTGTAAGGATTCCTGCTTCCAGAGACGTTACTATTGATGTGCATTGCTGCAACACGGGCTCCTGCTACAGAGGGAGTAAACCTTACTATGAACGTGGTAGTCCCTGCGGGGGCGACAGGTGGTGTAGGCGCCGTAGTGACAGTATAGTTCGCCGCTGCAACTCCTGTGATTGTGATACCAAGACCTACTAGATTTGTGGTTCCAGAGTTTCTGATTGTGAACGTCAACGAGAAGTTCGTGCCTACTGTTCGGGAACCGAAATTAACGCTACCGCCATCAGGCAGGGCGGTAAGCGCGGGCTGCTCTATGGTGATATAAGGCTCGGGCAGTGGGGCGCTAGGTGGTGTGTTAATCTCTGTCACTGCAGGGAACGTAGGGGCGTACGCCGTGCGGATCGAACGGACAAATCCTCCACGATAAGGCTCCTGCTGATCGAACGCGACAATAGTAGCGGGCCACGTAAGATAGTTAGTTTCTTGAAAGAATCGTTCGGTGCCCACAACGTATTTGAATACGGGGTCCGTGGTCCCTGTATCCGCTTTGAACGATACGGAACCATGAAGACAGTCAGGTATGCTGACAGAAAAGAAAGGACATGAATAAATGATGCTTGTTGGGAGCATCGGCACAACTTCAGGTATGTCAAAAGCCGTAGCTCTCCAGTAACGGACAGACCGCTGCTTACAGGGTCCTCGGTATCCTTCAGGGTGAAACCGCAATACAGGGTGGATATTAGAACCCCCGTCCCGTCGTGACCAGTTAATCATCTCGTAGTGCTGAAGAACTGGGGGCCACGAGTAGTTGTCGTTTGTGAAAAAGTCATCAATGACGATAGCCCCAGTTAAGGTCGTGTCGCCGCCGCTATACGCAGTTCCTGAAACGACTGTCTCAGTTGTAACTGCGTACCATTCGCAAGAAAGTTGTTTGCCAGTGCGCTGGGTTCCATCTGACTGGAGCCCCCAATAACTATTAGTGGGGTCCAAGAAAGCATTAGCTATACTGACGGAAACGACGGGGGAGGTTCCAGTCGTGTAAGCTGTCTCCGTCTTGTAGAGAAGGTTTACTGACTCAGTCAACCTCCGCCCGTTAAGCGAGTCGACGCCGATATTACGAGTAGTGCAGCGCTTAACATAAACGTGTACATCAACGACGAACATGGATTCCAATACCTGATCCCCTATGCGGGATTGCTTTCGCTGGGCTAGCACGTAGTCCGATCCGAATAAGCTTGTGGGCGTCGTGGACGGGTAAACGGGATCTACGTAGGTGACGGGCATCGTGGCGCCCATAGCGGGTGTAAGAGGGTTGAACGCGTCACGACGAGTAACATACGTGCGTGCAACGGCGTCGAAGTTTTGACCGCCGATGTCTGCCTTTGTAAACTCCCAGTTATACTCATCTTGATTATTACGCACTGCGGCATAATAGAACTCGTAAATCCCATCGCGTTCGTTGTTTACTGCTCGGATATAGACGAGTTCGTGGTTCGGCCACTTAGCGGTATCAGGATGCGGGGTTCCGTATTCTGGAAAGTCTTTGCGCGTGGAGTCCTCAATTTGAGAAAACAAAATATCGCCCACTAAGGGAGTAGGTAATACCCTAGTATCTTGTCTTTTTGGTGCTTGAGGAAGCGGCATAGGAAAACGCTACACTTTTTGAGTAGCAAGTCAATAAGATTATGCGTCGGCTAGATAAAGTATAGGTGTAATCTAAAGTTTTAGACTGCCTTCCACCTGTTTGGCGCGATGACGTTACCCTTGCGCCTTTCAGTTTCTTCGATGAGACAGTATTCAAAAGTTCTTACTTTTTCTTCCCAGTCATTCTTACCAAAAGGATTGGTGGCGTCCGCAAGCCATGAGACAAATAGTTCACGAAGCGGGGCAAAGATGGCGGTCTTAGCGGTCTGACATCCCTCGGAGGAAGTGCTTGCTCCCTTTGCGTCGTGGATGTTAATTGCATGAACGCCCCAATGGTCGTAGGTTCCCCCGCCAATCTTGTCACGTTTCACCAATACTTGCGCGCACTGCCTGAACGCTGGTCTTCCTTTGTGTAGTCCTGCACCATATAGCCAAACGCCCGTAGCGAGGCTTGCACGCCCTTTGTTGGAGCCTGTGCCCGAACCAGCACGGTATCCTGTTGGATCGGTGTTGGCTTGGTAAGTTACTACACCATGCTGCGGTGAGTAAAGGCACCACGCGTCGTCCCATTGATTACGATCGTTCTGTCCTTCTACTCCCATGCTATCGAGATAGTAACCACGGATTGATAGCCAACAACACTTTGTCAGGTCGCAGCCGTTAGCTTTGAGAATAGATACAACTTCGTCGTGGGTAATGCGTGGGGTGGGCATAATTATTTTGCGTCAAGGATTGCGACTACGACTTCTGGATCGGCACCATAAGTGCGCGAACCGTCTGGGTTGACCGTTAATGTGCAGCTTGAGTAAGCAAGTGCTAAAATGATTGTAATTAGTAGTTTCATTTGTATATGATTTTCACGTTTGATTTCTTACCATAAAATTTCCAGCCGAAGGCACACACGCCAGCGTAAATGATTCGTGCGTCCCAAGGTGCGCGGGGCGCAATTAAATCGCGTATCCAACAATCAATCTCTTTACGAGTGAACGGCGTGTTGCGACAACCACCTAGTTGATAACCAAGATCGTGCACTAAGCCGCCGATCATGTTCGCGGGAGTATCGTTGTAGCACGTTAAGCCATCCCATTCGTAGCCTTCAAAGATAGTCAGTCTGCCGTCGCGGAAGGATGCGATATGGTATAGCCCATCATTCGTCCAAACGTCAAACGGCTCGATTACGCGACCAATCAGATAGGTTTTGTCTGACGCAAGGCGATATGCCCAGTTGTCAGAGAGTCTGCCGTCGTCGGAGTAAACTAATTTATTAGTGCTGGTAATCATCGTCGTCAAAAAAGTTTGAGCAAACCATACAAACCATGACAACAACAAAAATTGTAGTCGCAATAATTTTTAAATATAAGTGTTGGTCGCTCATTGTTCAATTCTGCTTGGTGTTTGGTCAATGTAGCTTCGGGCGGTAATCAAACCTGTCATCGCGACTGAAAGCATAAATGATGCAGTCTCGCGCCAATCGGAAAAATTAACTGTTGGCAATCCTGCGCTGGCACTTGTTCCCATCGCAATGAGGATGTATAAAGATAACCTTGCCATGGATTGTTTTTGATTCATTTCTTTTTCCGTAAAAGATTGCAGAGGGTGACAATGGAAACGCAGATCAGAAGTATTGTCGAAGATGTTTTCAAAGCCCAGTCTAGTTGTTCTTGGAACTGAGTAATGACACCCAATGACGATGCGGCAATGCCAATAAGCCCATTGACGATATTATATGTCGCACTATGTTCTTCAATCATAATACTTATTCTGGAAGAGATTCAGGCTCAGGTTCAGGTTCAGGTTCAGGCTCAGGCTCAGGCTCAGGCTTAGAAACTACTGGTGCGGTGTAACCAAATTGACCATCTACGAATCCGTAGCCAGTTGGCATTGCAACAATAACTCGAGTGGCAATATCAGTCTTTGCAAGTTGCGCATTTACTGCCGCGCCAAGTTCTGAGTTCGCCACGAATCGTTCGAGCGTAAGCGCGATGTTGGCGTTCATGCTGTCAACGATTGCTTGTGGTTCGCGATTCCAAAAAAGCGCATAACATTCGTTCATTGTCGATGCTAAATGATGCACTGCTTTGATTGCTCGTTGCGTCAATTCGCGATTGTATTCCGTTGGTGTGAGTTGTTCTAACATAAAATTATACCCATGTAGCAATTAGTGTTCTTTTCCAAGTGTTTGTTGCGGTGCAGACGTAAATGTATGAATCATCCCAACAAATGTCCCCAGCGTTACCCGCTGCCGCTGCGCTGGCTGGTGTCTTGGCTGTGCGAATACGTAAAATGTTGGAGTTGATATCAACGGCTGCGGTTGGCGTTGTTGTACCTAACCCTAAGTTCCCTCCTCCGAGTAGAGTCATAACTGCTGATCCGCCATTACGCCACTGGGTAGCAATTTCTGTGGATGCTAAAGCTGCTCTGCCAGTTGTTCCATTGTGCTTATACGCATCTAGCACAATGACTGGCGTGGTAGGCGCAGTAACTCCAGAATGAGCGAAGATTGACACTGCTCCTGAGTTGTCCGCTACAGAAGAAAATCCTATGAGTGACAGCCCAGCACCAGAACTACTACCTTGTGAAACTCTAGCAACTACTGACGTGGTCACGTTAGGAGAGAATCCTACACCTGTGAAGTTAGCAGTAGTAGCCCCACCCATATCTAAACCAGCGTTGTTAGCTGTGTTATGAATATGCAGTCTATTGTTAGGAGCTACGATACCTACGCCTACACCAGCTATACGTGCAGATAGCAGTGAGGCATAAGCTGTTCCATTGTAATACTGATAGTTCCAACCAGTAAACTCTGTCGGCGTTGCGAGAGTGGTATAAGTGTTGTTAGAGTACTCAAATGCAGTAAACTGAACAAGCCCAGCATTGCCGAATGAGTTATCGTTCTGTCCTACCGTCTGATAAGTTTTAAGGTAACGGTTGGTCATCCTTGTTTTAGTCACAAGACCTGCATTTTTACCTGCGCTATTATCGGTTGTGTTCCATATAACGTAAATAGGCGCGTCACTAGCAGCAGCAGTCCCGAATAAGTTAAATTTCCCTTGGCTGCTATCCCCACGGGTTGTGCCCCCCATAGTGGTATACGCCGCAGAACTTGAAAAACCTTGATAGAGTGCTTGATTGCCGTTGAGAGTTTGACTAACAAAAGTGCCAGTGTTGTTGAGTGTCACGTTCCCAGCACTTGATACGGTTAGGCTGGTATAGTTCGCGGCATCATAGCCGATTCGCATTTGTTCCGTCAGCGCGATTGTGTGAAGAGTCGCTGATGGAGTAGCTGTTCCGATCCCGACATTGCCACCATTAGGTTGTAGATTAACATAGCTCGTTGTCCGTGTGGCGCTTCCTGTGCCTTGCAAAGTCAGGTCATCGTTAGCTGCAATGCCGCCATTGATCTGCGCGATTGTCGGAGTTGTGATAGTTGGCGATGTCGCAAAAACCAATGAGCCGCTGCCCGTTTCATCTGTGACCGCTGCGGCAAGGTTCGTGCTGCTTGGAGTGGCTAAAAAAGTTGCAACGCCCGTGCCGAGTCCCGTCATGTCCGATGGAGCAACTCGCCCTTCTTGGTCGTCCACAATAGCAATGGTGCCATTAACTCCAGCGACAGGCTGGAGAGTTTGGAGATCAATTGACAATGTTGGTTGATCGCTGCCATAGATAACCGTCCAACCAGTCAGCAACCAAGGTCTGTCACTATCACTTGTATTTGTCGCCTCATATAAAATGGTGTCACCATCGTTAAGGATAAGCGTCCACACTCCCGCGTACCAAGAAAGCTCCTGATTGCTGGAAAACCAAACTCTCTTGCCGTTGATTAGTGAGCCGTCATCAACCAATGGCTCAGTAAATGCTGGTGTCGTGCCTGTGACCGTGATGACCGATGTTAGAGGCAGCACGTCGAGTGCCGTTCTCATCGCACTAGCCGCCCCCGTGCCAAACGTGTAGGTTGTGGCGTTAAAAGTCGCCGCCGTTCCGAATGTCGCTGAGTCAATCGTTGGCGATGTCAGCGTTTTGTTGGTGAGGATTACTGTGCCTGAATCAGTGACAAATCCCCCGCTGCCGTTTGCCGCGATTCCGAGCGCGGTAATGACGTTAGTTCCCGCCGTGGTCGTGGCTAGGCTTGTCAACCCCAAAGCCGTGCGATGCGCTGCTGCCGACCCTGTGCCGTAGGTGAATGACGTGTTGTTAAGTGTAAAGGTAGTTCCTGCTGTGATCGTTAGGTTCTTTCCCCCACTCGTTCCAAATTGTAGGCAAATATCATCGTTCGTGCTCCTCAGCGTTCCTGTCGTGCTGTTAGCCTTAAAGCTATCGCTTATTACTGCCGCCAACGCGCTGACTGTCCGAATATGACCACCCGCGCCGTTGGTCTGAATCTTGCCATTTGCACCCTGCATGGAAATTTCAGCGTCTGCGCCAGATAGGACAATTTGATTACTTAGCCCAGTCAAGCTGATTGACCCATCGCTATCATTGATAGTCAGGGTGGCGATTGTTAAATTAGCCGTCCCATTGCTGGTCGTCGCGCTTGTGACGGAGTTAGGGCCAGCCGCGCCTGTTGCGCCCGTATCACCTCTAGGGATCGTAAAGTTAAACACTGCGGCACTCGATGTCCCTACGTTAACCACAGACGCGCTGGTTCCTGCGCTGCCCGTAGTAGTTGTACCCGCGGCTACCGTAGCGGCGGCACCAGCGGGACCTCGCGCCCCGCCAATAGTTAGTGGCGCAGTTATCGTAATAGCTGCGGGAATTGTTACGGGGGCTGTGATTGATATACTCATCGTGAGGTGTCTGCTAAAACTGTAAGGACTCCCTTATACAGAGTCAGTGGTTTATCATTCCCTGTTTCGTAAAACTCCATATCCCATTCCCATTCCCCTGCTTTTGGGAGAAAGTTTTGAATAGGTGGGACATTCGCGCTCCACGTCGTGCTATTGCTAATGACCGCAGCAGCATTACGCCCAGTGGCGTTACCACTATCAATGCGGAATGTGACTCCAGTTGAGTGCACGAGGTGCATACGTATCCTAGTAAGAGTATTAGGTGGCTGTACCCCGTTAATTAAAACGGGACCAATCACCCCGATACCCTCCCATCGATCACCCCTTTTGTGATCTGGTATATCGATGTTTACGGTATAGTCAGGCATATCTACGTAGGGTGTAACCGAAGCTACTGTAATTTTTACTGAAGATTTCGCTCGACAGCAGACATGAAGTCTTCAGGAGCTTCTTCTCCCATGTCTTCCTCTTCCATGTCTTCCTCTTCCATGTCGTCCCCTACAGGGATGCCCTCGAGGGCAACGAGCATGAGTTCTCCATCCATCATTTGCACAGTAGCGGAGATGTCAACGGGTTCGCCTTCAGGAATCTCAAGGCCAGCGGGTAGTGGAATAGTCATCATAATATTATAAGAATAGTAGCGCAGAGCTACTATTTAATTTAATCTCAAGTTCGTCAAGAAAAATTACTCTAGTTGAGATTTTATTTCTACGAGTTAGTAAACTCTTCTCTCCTACGGTCCGCCTCTTTTCTCATCTTCTCGCGTAGTTCCTTAACTTTAAGTTTCATATCAGGATTCCGTGATACTCTCTCGCTTCCTGTTTCGACGAGCCGATCGGTCCTATACCTCATCTCGTTGTTAAGATCTTCCTTGGAGTTTTTAGCTGCCTCTTCTGACTCCATCAGATCTTTGATCATCTTTACGGTTCCGTAACCGTGGTTAGTAGGATCTATAAAAGCCTCAACCATCCGCTGGGGTGCTGGTTTATACTCGGCGTTTATTTCCGCAGACTTTAGCGCAGCTTCGCGAGCCTCAGGGCTAGCAGCAAGCACCGCCCCATCGAGCACCGCAGCGGCTACCCCTAGGTTACCATGACGTATCTTTATCGCCTTAGGAAGTCCTCTGATAATTTTCGCACCCCCGCTTATTCTGGGCGTACGACCATTAAGCGCGAGGTTTCGTAGGTCAATATAACCTAGTGTAGCGTGACCCGCTGCGGATAACTTCTGCCCCGCCGACATATTATTTTGGGCAGCGGGCATATAGTTTATTTTCTCTTAGACGCGTACCAAGCTAGGGCTGCCTTGTTGTCACTCTTATCAGCAAGATCAGCGCGGCTATTCATCATGGACTGAATCTCAGCCATGCGAGTGCGGTCTAACTTGCTTTTAGGATCGAACGCGGTTCCTGTAGCTGTCTTAAACAGCGCGTTGAAGTCACGAGATGGTGCGTTACTCGCAGCGGGGGATGCGGCGGGCGCCATACCATCACTCTTAACAATATCGGTGGGACTAATAGAGTCCACAATACTGCCCATGCCCATAGACGGGGGCTTCGCAGTGGCAGCCGTTGCAATATCACGCACGTTCACGTTGCTAAACAGACCCTGTGACGGGCTCGACGACGCTGTGGTGCTGGACGGTGTAGGCGCAGGGGTATCCTTGCGTTGATTCTGAACACGCTCAACAGTGCGTCGACCTGATTCAGACGCTTCACGAGCGGCTGCATCATTGTTATACTCATCCATAAACCCTGTTAATGCCTTCTTGCCAATATTGGCTTGTCGTGCTGCCTCATAGTTTGGGTTCGGCTTAGCCGCTTGCTCCAACGTGACGTCGAGAACTGCATCGGGGGCTCCAAAGAATCGTCCTCCAGCCCTATCCCCAATGATGTCATTAGCAGTTCCAGTCCCCTTCTTTGAAGTAGAGAATCTGCTGGAGCCGACTTGCTCTGTCACGCGGGGCGTCGGACGTGTGAGTAGCGCACGCTCGACTCCCTCCGCGAAAGTAGGCATATATTCAGAAAGAGTTTTCTTTTTAGCGGCCATAAGGATTACGTGTCGTTAGAGATGTGGTACCAGCGAGTCCCATCTGAAAGAAGAGTAGCTGCGTGGGTAGTCGCAAGCACAAGTGTGTTCGCGTTAGCCCCGCCTGTAAGGATCTGCTCAGATCCGTTACCGTCAACAGTGCACGCACCGCTGCCCGTATTTAACACGGATACCTGACGCAGGTTACCTGCAACAAGAGGGAGCGTAACAGTAGACGTAGTTCCCGTAACAACTGATACACGTGTCGAAATAGTCGCACCTGTGGCAATAGTTGCTACGTCAGTGGATTGTAGACCAAGGATACCGTAAATAGGGAGTCCTCCGACTTTAGACGACCCGTTAGAATCGATGTCGTAGACTGG